GCGGCACGCCGTACTCCTCGCAGCTTTCCGCCAGCGCCTCGACCACGGGCTTGTCCAGCGGGACATCCGGCCCCGGCCGGCGCGTCGGCTCCGCTGCGACGCAGAGCACTGGGACCGATTCGGCGGGAAGGTCCTGGGTCTGCGCGGGCCGCGCCGGGGGCGGCTCCCGCCGCGCCTGCTCGATGGAGTGGGACAGCACCCACGTCCCCGCCAGCACCACCGCAACCCCAGCCGCCAGCATCAGCCCAGCGAATATGTTGTCAAAGTATTTTTGCATCGGAATCCTCCTTGGCGATCAGCCGTCGCCGTAGCCGTAGCCGTCGCCGGAGCCGTCGCCGTCGCCGTAGCCGTAGCCGTAGCCGTCGCCGGAGCCGTAGCCGGAGCCGTAGCCGGAGCCGTCGCCGTAGCCGTCGCCGGAGCCGGAGCCGGAGCCGTAGCCGGAGCCGTCGCCGTAGCCGTCGCCGGAGCCGGAGCCGGAGCCGGAGCCGGAGCCGTCAATCAAAATCACTTGCTCCATACCGGGACCCCCTCAATGCTTTTTTGAGCCTTTTCTGTGATCGAAATGACTTCAATCACTTCGGTCAAAATAACTTTATCCACTGGGGCGGGAAATTTACATTCATTAGGGCAGCTTGTCCCATCCATAGCAAGCTGGGACAAGCTCGCAGCCCCGGCCCAGCGCCACATTCTGCGTGCATTCCGCAGAACAGCCTCTTTCCCATCCCGGCGCTCAACATATCCGGCAAACACGCCGGCTGAATAAGTTCGAACCATGCAGTACTCCATGCCGTCCCACTCAGGGGCCATCTGCACCGCTATTCCCTTTGGCACATACGTAACGCCGTTGATCTCGATCTCATTGATTTTCTGTTCCATAATGATTCTCCTTATCAATAAATTATTTTCCCATGTTGATGATAGAGTCCGCGCCGGTGACGCTGGGAAGCTGGCCGTTCCATTGCTCATATTTCAGCTTCTCAATCAGCTCTGGAGTGAGAGACCCCGCAATTTCTCTGTTTGCCTTTGCCTCAGCCTGCGCCGCAATCATCGTCGCCTCCGCTTTGGCATTTGCCTCAATAATCGCCTTTTCCGCCTCAATCTCTGCAACCATCTTATCCTGCTCAGCAGCGATTTCCGCCACCTGCTTGTCCTTCTCCGCTTGAATCTTTGCGGTTTGCGCCTCAATATTGGCAAGCTCAAGCTCCTGCTGCGCTGTTACCTTCTTCTGAATGGCCGCCGCCGTCTCATCGTCCACAGAAATGTCCGTAAAATTCACCGTATCAATGATAATGCCGTACTGGTCAAACTTTTGACGCAAATATGTATCAAGCTCCGCGTTGATTTTCGTGCGCTTATCCCCAAAAATATCCGTTACAGGGTAATTTGCGGAAACCTCCTGCGTCCAGGCGATCACTTTCGGTTTGATAAATGAGTCCTTAATGGCCTCTCCAGACTTTCCCTTAAACTGAGTAAACGTCTGCGCCACCCGTTCCTCGTCGAACCGATAGGAAAACTCCAAATTCACCTTGACCGTTTTGCCGTCTGAAGTTGGAATGCTGAAGCTTTCATCCTTTTTTGAGTCGCCCTTATCCTCCGCAGTGAGGTAGGATTGCTCAATGCCGATGGAGTAGGTGGTCACCTTCTTCGTCGGAGAAACCACGTGCCAGCCTTGGGACAGAACCTCGCCGTCTACGCCGCCGTTCATGTTGTAAACCACGCCCACATATCCAGCCGGAATCCTTTCCATGCAGATGATCGCGGAAACCAAACCCATCACCAAAATAACCGCCAGCGCGATTGCGCCAATTATGCCCTTTTTCATGTTTATTTTTCCTCCTTATTTGTTTCGTTTTCGTCTGTTATGTCTTCTTTGGCTTCAGTCCACAAATCAGCCAAAAAGTTCCCAAAGGCCTTAAAGCAAAAGCTCATGAGAAACCAAATTGCAGCCATCACGATGACCACCAGGAACCAAAATACAATGTTTATATGCCTCACCTCCTTTGCTCCCAAAGCTTCCGACCAACCCTGGCCTATCAATCCACCGGCGGCAGCTGCTTTTCGCGCTCGTCATACAAACACCTCCATCATTCACCGCCAGGGGTTGTCCCGGTCCCGCCCCGGACCTCCTCGAACTGCGTGAAGCCCGCGCCGCCCGGTGCCAGCCGGACGGGGCGTTTTTTATCCTCCGCCATCCCTGGGCTTCCAGTAGCCTGACATGAGGTTCTTTGGCTTTTCGCTTGCTGTCACAACCGCATCAAATTCCCAGTACGACGTGCGAATGCGCAACCCGGCAAATACACAGAAATCCTCGCCAGCCTCGATGCCACCGCCAGCCTTGATGCCCTCGCCAGCCTCGATGCCCTCGCCAGCCTCGATGCCACCGCCAGCCTCGATGCCCCAGCCAGCCTCGATGCCACCGCCAGCCTTGATGCCATAGCCAGCTTTGATGCCCTCGCCAGCCTTGATGCCCTCGCCAGCCTTGATGCCCTCGCCAGCCTCGATGCCACAGCCAGCCTCGATGCCACGGCCAGAAATCAGTGTTTTGATTTTTACGCCAAGTCTGACCTCTACTCGGCCAGCAAAAATAATGTTTTCATCCGGGGTGTCAACCGCATCCTCATAAGCACGGACATCATCCGTAGCGCCGATGTGGTCAAGCAGCCACTGGCCAAAGCCCAAACGGCCCTCTTTGGCACAGCGGTCAAGCACTTCCTGGTACTCGCCACCGTCCGGGAACGCTTTCTGAAACTCCCTCTGCCCATCACGGCAGGCCCCCAACTCCTTCAAATACGCCAGGGTAATCTTAAATGTACCTTTCATGGCTCCTCCTTTGTTTAATGCAAGCCCTTCACGCCCAAGCCATCGCGCACAGGGCCGACAACTCCGCCAGCTCAACGCCCGTCAGCTTGCCGCTCTTGTCCGCGTCTTGCAGCAGCCGTTCCCGCGCCATCTCGCCGGGCGTGCACAGCAGCCGCTCCTTGATTCCCTCGAATGTCATGATCTTCCCTCCTTCTTCAGCCCCTATAGTCCATTACCGTTGGGGCGTTTCCTTGTTGCCTACCTTGCAAGTGACACGACAAGGAATCCCTCGCTGCTCCGCCAATTCATTGAAAATCATCTGTAAAAAGCGCGCGAGAACTTCATTTTCAGTTTTCATGGCTTCGCCTCCCCTTGAAGGTATGCTGTATGGCCTGTCCAGATTTACCGTATGAATGATCGCTCGCTCACACCATCAGGCCAAAGAATTTCAGAATCCCGGAACCAATGATGAAAATGCCGATCAGAACGCAGATAGCATTGAACCGCCCCTCCGCCATCGGCTCCCGCTTGAACTCCACCGACCCGCCGCCGGGGAGCTTGATTTTCACTTCCAAAAAAATTTCCTCCTTTTGCTCTTGCGGCCAACAGGAGGAATATGGTACAATATCCTCGGTGCTGGCCTGGGCGTGACAGGTCTGCTCCTGCCCTCGTCTCTGCTCCAATCAGGGACGGGGGCGCTTTTGTTGCTCCATTTGCCGAACTATGGTACACTTTCCGGGAAAGGAGGTGAAACTATGGCGGAAGACAAGCGGTATCACTTCAACGATGGAGAATACCCTCCGCCGGGTGTGTACGTCTGCACGAATTGTGGAGAACACACCGTTCTTGTGCCGGAAATAGTTAAGGAGCTTCTGGCGTGCGAAAAGTGCAAAGGAAAAGATTGGATGAAAGTCTAATCGCTGGTGGTGGCCGGTGGCTCGGCCACCACTTTCCTTTCCTTGAAGTGGAAAGATCGAAAGCCAATTTCCTTCCATCCCGGAATTGTGGACTCCGGGTCAAACTCCCTTAGAACCTCAAACTTTGCTATGGCTTTCGCCCCCCAGGGGCGTCTTTGGACGACCACGACCCGCCGTATCCCGTCGTAATCGGTGAGCCTGACTATCTGCACGGGATTCTTGATGCTTCTTGCGGCGAAGCGGAGTTTTTCAAAGAAACTTCTAATTGGATTTTTCATCGGTGATCCCATCCTCTTTTTTGCGTATGGTGGGAAGGTTGGAAATGTAGTCCTCTTTGATTTTCTCCCAGTCAATAGCCGCTGCAATTCCCCGCATACACATCGAAAACGCAATGGTCGTGTTATGAAGGACTTCGGTCGCCTTGTGGGCCGTGTCAGCCGTCTTTTCGGCTTCAATGGTTTTCTCATACAGCCGGGTCAAAAGGTCTGTCTGCATTTCTTGTAAGGTCATAAGTTCATCCCCTTCTTACGGATCCTCACCCCATCTCTCCGATGCGCTCGGAATTATGCACCGTTATTGACTTTTCTTTCCTGCTACGGTATAATATTTCTTAGCTAATCAGGAAGGACGTGAGTGAATGACCGTAGAGGAAAAGGCCAAAATTATCGCTCTGGCAAGATTGGCCGGTGTCACAGGCGAAGATTCCGAGATTTTGGATAAGTATTCAGAGTACTATCAAACCACACTGGAATCTCTCAAGAAGCAGGTGCCAAGTCCGACCGTAAAGGTAATCAAGCGTCCGTTTTAAAGTTCTTCTGCTCCCAAATACACGACGCTTGCTCAATGGCCATCTCCGCTGCGGCGAGGATGGCCTTTGAATATGCCACGCTCCGCTTTTCGCCAATTTGAAGGATTGCAATGATTGCGTTGACCTTGTCCGCTCCCTCGTTGCCCAGCTTGCTTCTGACCTCGCTCAACGGCGCGTTCAATTCGTCTGCCAGTTCCCTAAAACTTCTGTTCATTAAATTCACCCCCCTACGCGCTGTCCTGCTCCGCACGGGCGAAGAGGTACTCAATGCGAAGCCCAGGGAAAAACGTGTCCCGAATTTTGATTGCTTCATTAATAGAAAACGAAGTGTTATCGGCCAGCTTATTGGTCACAGTCTTGTTGGAACAGCCAAGGAGCGCTTGAATGTCAGTATTAGAAACACCATAGCGGGCCATTTCAGCCGAAAGATTCCTCACTTTTAATCACCTCCAGAATTTATGAATTTTCGGTCACAAGCAAATAATAGCCGATTATTCGGCCATTGTCAACCCCTTTCAGGAAAAATTTTTGAAAATTCGTAAATTAATTCTTGACAACAATTAAACTCTAACGTACAATTGAATTAAAGCTAGGAGGTGGGTGTATGACACTAGAAGATCAATTAAAACAAGAAATTTTGACAAGATATAAAAGTATTAGAGAGTTCTCGGCTATGACAGAGATACCATATAGTACGGTAGATTCCGTTTTAAAACGAGGCATCAAAAATTCTGGCATTAATACAGTTCTAAAAATTTTTTCTTTTCTTGACATTGATGTGGAAAGTATTCCATCCGGAAAGCTTAAGCATATCAATCGCTTGGAAGAAACAAAAAAATCCCCCAGTACGGACGAATCCGCACCAAGGGAAGATGAAATTGCTATGTTCAATAAGTTGCTGGATATGCTTATTTCAACAGGCGCTGTCAGAGAGGGAGAGGACATCACTGACCGTCAGGCCGAAGTCCTCGCTGCTGTTTGCAGAATCCTTAACGCTACCTTCCAATAGTATTTTGAGTGCCCCCAATACATTATCGGGATGCTTGCAACGGGCCAGCTCCTGGGCGACTCGAAACACATTTGGATAATCTTGATATTTACACATAAAATTATGCCCCCTCTGTTTTGTTCAGTGGGGCTATTATAGGACAACTGTTTTAATTTGTCAAGAGCACTATAGAAAATTTGTTCTATTAAACAACCGATTTATTGGACAATTGAAAGTGTAATATATTTCGCCGGACTTGTAAAAATAGAAAGGGGATCAAGAGATGTATTGCAGAAACTGCGGCCAGCCGCTCAACCCGCGGGCGGATTATTGCGTTAAGTGCGGCGTGGGCGTGGGGAAGGGGGCAAGCTTTTGCCCAAATTGTGGTTTCCAGGTTTCTGAAATTGCCGACGTCTGTGTCCGCTGCGGAACGTCTCTTGCAAGAATAGCTCCAAAGTCCAAGGTTTTGGCCGGCCTTTTAGGTATCATTTTCGGGTGCTTTGGGGTACATAATTTCTATCTCAACTATGTGGGGAAAGCTGTTGCGCAGCTGCTCATCACGCTTTTGAGTTTTGGGCTTTTGGCGTGGGTCTCCGCCTTATGGGGGCTCATTGAAGGAATACTTATCCTGACAGGTTCCATCAACAGGTCGAAAAAAGGAGTTCCAATTGAGTAATGATATGAAGCGGGTATTTCTTTACGTGCGCGTCAGCACCGAAGAACAGGCTGTCCATGGGCTGTCCATCGAGGCGCAGACCGCCGCCCTGGAAGACTGGGCAAAGGCAAATGGGCACAAGGTCGTGGGCCTCTATGTAGACGCTGGAATTTCTGCCCGGAAGCCATCCACGAAACGGCCTGCGCTCCAACGCTTACTTGATGACGTAAGGGCAGGCAAGGGCAACATGGTTGTATTTACCAAGCTGGACAGGTGGTTTCGGTCGGTGAGCCAATACTACCAGGTGCAGGACGTGTTAGAGGCGCACAATGTATCGTGGCGGGCAATCCATGAGGACTACGAGACCGCCACCGCATCCGGGCGCTTAAAGGTCAATATCATGCTCAGCGTGGCCCAGGATGAGGCGGATCGAACATCGGAGAGGATCAAGGCAATCAACGAAATGAAGCGTCAGAAGCTGGAGCCGCTTACCGGGCAAATGCCATATGGATATATACTTGAGGGCAAAAAAATTGTCAAGGACCCAAAAACGCAAAAGGCCGTAGAGATATTTTTCAAAACGCTGCTTGAAACCGGGTCGGTTTCCGGGTCGCAGCAGGAAGTTTTTGAGCAGTGCGGGATTGTCCTTAACTATGAGCGGGTGTACCGAATGATGAAAAGCACCGCCTATTATGGGCGGTACTTTAACGCAGATGGTATGGTTCCCCCATATGTGACAAAACAGGATTATGATAAGATACAGGAAGCGAGGCGGAAACTTGTAAGAAAATCTCCAAAAAACCATATTTTCCTCTTTTCTGGGCTTATGGTATGCGCAGAATGCGGTCGCAGAATGGGCACACGGCGGGCCACGCACTCGAATTACCAATATTATGCTTGCCCGTCTTCATACCGAAAGACGGCGGATTGCAATAATAGGGTTTGCATAAACGAAAAGAACATAGAGCAATACATCCTCGATACGCTGGATGAAAAAATAAGGCAAAAAAAAATTGAGTACGAAAAAGAAGCCGCACAGCGGAAAGAAAAAAATTACAAAGCGGAGATATCTGCTGTGCGCGGAAAGCTAAAGCGGCTCAAAAGCCTTTATATTGAGGACATAATCTCAATAGAAGATTACAGGGAAGATTATGCTAAGCTGACCGAAAAATTGGAGGAGCTGTCTAAACTGGATAAACCCGAGCCGCAACCTAATTTTGGGACCCTGGATACGTTCGTACAGTCCGGATGGAAAGAGGCATACTTTGCCCTTGAAAAAGAGCGCAAAAAGAAAGTTTGGCGTTCTGTTATAAGGGAGATACGGGTCTACCCGGACCGGCATATTGAGTTTGATTTGGACGTTTAATTTTTGCCCAAGGTATTACATAGTTTTTCGACATCTACGCAAGATATAAAACTATGTAATATAAAAGGGAGTGGCAGATACCACTCCCTTTTATTTCAGTGCTTAGTAACGTAGGTAAAGTATGCCGCAAGTTTGTCAGCCACAGCGTCTTTATCATCCAGCCAAAAAGCCTTTGCGAAGTCCACATAGGCGTCAACAGTGTTAATGCCGTATTTCTTGAACATTTTGCAAAGGTCGCTGTATGTTGCGTTCAGCGCCGCCCAAAACTCCCAAGGCGACCCATCAATCTCTTTCTGCGCCATCACCTGTTTGGCCTGGTCCATGGTCCAGTGGGGGCCGCGGGTGCCATCCTCGTTCTTTAGGCTGCCCATCCACTCCTCGGCCATCTCCCGGTCGAAGCGGGGCATCCGTTCACTGGCAGCGTAGCCCTGCATAGGCCGCTGGCCCTGCATCCGCTCCATCTCGTCATAGCGGGGCATGGTCGCGTCTGAGCCGTTCATGCTGGGCGCGAAGCCAATTGGGTTCATCCTGCGTTCTCTCCTTTCCTCCTCATAGATGGGATAGGTGGGGTAATACCTGCTGTCCATCTCCGGGTTATCGTAGCCGCCGCGAGAGTCGGGATAGCGCGGGTAGTTTCCGCCCATCATGGACATAGGCGCGAAGCGCCCGTTGTCATAGTGCTCCCGGCCACGGCGGTCACGGAAGCGGCTGTCCGGGCCGTAGCCCTCGCCGTCATACTCGGCGCGGCCATAGTTCATTCCGCCCTCGTATTCGCTGCGGCCATATTCGCTTCTGCCGCCGGAACCGCCGTACTCGCCCCGCCCATAGCCGGATCCCCGGCCACGCGAGCTGCCGCCGCCGGCCTCGGCTCGCGCGCCCCAATCCTCATACTCCACGTTGACGCGCCGGCCTTTGTCACGGTTTGCCATCATCATAAGCGCTTTTTTGTTCACGTTCAGCCCTCCTTATGCACCGGGCGGCGCGGGCGCGGCGGGAGCCGTCCCGTCAATGCTGGGCAGATTATTGGTCGGGCAGGGGCAGGCGTTGCCCAGCAGCTTGAAGGTGCCGCCGGTTTCGCTGGTGGAGACCACAGTGGAATACCGGGTCCGCGTGCGGATCGCGCAGGCGGTGAGCTGGGCGCAGCACTTGTTGGTCAGCGGGTAAAGCTCCGTGCCGTCGCCAATCGTCACGACCACTGGGGCGTTGATGGTAGTTGCGGCGGGAATGGCCTGGGCAACCACGATGCAGTATTTGCACCCATCGCCGTAGGCCCCGGCGGGAAGGTTGATGACCAGGTTTCCGCCGGTAAAGGTCACCGCCGCCGAAATGACCAAATGGTCGCACAGGCGGCACACAGGTTTACAGGACATAAACATTCCTCCTTGAAAGTCAGGGGCGGCGAGAACCACCGCCGCCCCGAAGTCGTCACCCGTCATTCGGGGAAATTTAACTTGCCGGTAACTTGCTCAGCAGCAGGAACCGCAGCCCTGGTTGCAGCCGCAGCCGTTGGCGAGAACCTGCGGAGCCCAGTTGCCCAGGCCGCAGGGAGACGCGGCGGGGTAAGCGGGCACGGGGCGCGGGTTGATTACGCCGGTGAGCTGGTTGATGATGTAGTTGGCGGTGGACTGATCGCCGCACTGGGCCAGCTGAGTGCGCAGGTTGGCAATCGTCTCGTCCTTGCGGGCCATCTCCATCGCGTCCAGCTTGGCCAGCACACGGTCGGTGTCGTTGTGGGCGTTTTGGATGATGGCGGTGGTGTTGGCCTGGTCGTTGTAGCTGGTCTGGCAGAAGCCGCGCTCCACCTGGTTGCCAAGCTGCATGAGGTTGGTCTGCGTCTTGCAGCAGCAGTCCGCGGCCTGGGCCTGAGCGGCGTTGAAGCCCTGCATCATGGCAACCTGCGTGGCATTGAACCCGCCCTGCATGGCGTTGCCCAGGGTGCACACAGCGTTGTCAACCCCGTGGAAGCCCTGCATCATGTTCATGCCCAGGTTGCTCAGGGCATTGCTCTGCGCGTAGAAGCCGTCACAGATACCGGCGTTGATGCCGTCCAGCTTGCCGATGATGCTCTGGGTGTCCAGGCTGCGCTGAAGGATCGCCTCAGTGGGGTAAGCGCCGCCGCCACCGCCGCCGCCAAAGCCGCCGAAGCCGTTGCCGCCCCACAGACAGGCCAGCAGGATAATGGCCCACAGCCACTCGCCGCCGAAGCCGTTGCCCCAGCCGTTGTTGCCGCCGCCGTTGTTGTCCTGGCCCAAAGCGTAGCCAAGAGAGAAATCGTTTCCATCAGCCATAATAAAATCTCCTTTTCAAATATTTGCAAGCCGGGGCCGTACGCTCCCCAGCGTTTGCACGTTGGAAAGCGGTTTTGGTCAAGACCCGCAAAACTGAAAAAGAGTTGCAATTACTTTTGATATGTGGTATCATGACAGTGGAACACATCATCTGCCACGACTGTGTTTTTCCGTGCCTACCCCTGTCAGCGTTGCCGCGCTGCCGGGGGTTTTCTTTTTATTTTGGAACCTGAATACCAAGCTGCTGAGCGATCTGCTCCACGCTTGTCCCCCGCTCCTTCGCCATGTTCTCTGCCATCTGCCGAAGCTGCTGTGGGTTTTTCCCGTTCATCATCTGCATGACCTGGGCGATTTGAGGATTGGACCGCGACATCTGCTGCATCACTGCCATAGGGTTTCCGCCGTTTCTGGCCGTGTTCATAAGCATAAAGATCGGGTTATTCATCGGCATCATTTTTTCTGCCTCCCTTTCCGCCCGAAGCGGGTTTTTTTAGCTGCTCCAAGTCCTTTTTGATTTCGCCGAGTAAGCCTTTCAGTTCGTCTACCTGGGCAGTCGTGGCAAAGGCGGTGGCGGTTTGCTCCTGTATGGCTTCCGGCACAGCGGGAGTAAACTCGGCGAATTCAGCGGCCCCCGTCGCCATGTTCCACCGCTTCAGATAAATTCTGTTGTGCGTCACGTCAGGGAACAGCATCATGGCTCCGCTAAAATCGGCCTGAACCGCGTTTGCCTCGTCTTTGTTGGACACGGGGCGGCTGGCAGGTGAAATCCCCTGGCCCATCTGTTGGGCTGTCTGAAAGGCCTGTACGGGCATTTGCTGGGGCGTCTGCATCATCATTTGATTTTGGTACGGCTGGGCCATGCCGTACCCGGAGCCATAGGCCGGGTAATTCCCATAATTAAATGCCATCGCTTAAACCTCCTCAGTGTCAATCGTTGGGCCTCTGCCTTTGTCCGCGCTCAAACTCGCAGATGTAGCGTTCCAGTCCGGCGTCGTTGCCCTGCTGGAAAAACCAAAACGCGGTGTCAAAAGCGGTTTCTGCGTCCATGCCTACGGCCACCAGCCGGTCTACGGCTTGCATAATATCCCCTCCAAGAAAGAATAGGAGGGCGCAGAAATGCCGTTTGGCATGGCGGCTTTGCCGCCTTATCTCCGCGTCCTCCTATGAATTTATGATAACAAAAAAACAGGCGGGCGCTCTATCAGCTTCCCGCCTGTTTTTCATCAAAAAACTATCACAGAACCTTGAATATCTTCCTTTTTATGGACTTAATGCGCCTATCCACCGTTGCAACCGACATATTGAGCGCCATGGCGATTGCAACGCGGCTGTTGTCCTTCACGCGCAGGTTGAATACCTTCAGTTCCTCCCCGGTAAAGTTGCATTGACGCCGAAAGTATTCGCATTCCGGCTCTGTAAACTCAGTCTTGAGGTTCAAAGGGTCACCTCTTTTTCTTTTTGACCCTAACGCCCTTGGACTTCCCCTTCCCCTTTTTGCGTACTCGTGCTGCTATCCGTGCCATTGTTGATATTACCCGTGTTATCGCCCTGGACGAAATTGGCATATCCGCCCTCGCCGCTGTCTACGACATAAGTATCGAACTCGCTCCACTTGTGGATGTGGTAGAAGTGCTGCGCGATCATTCCGGCGACCAGTATGCCAATCACAACAAAGCAGGCGATCAAGACCTTTCGAAGAAACATATTTGTTTCCTTCAGGTCTGCATACATTTCAGAAGCCAGCGGATTATTATTTTTCTCGTCCATGCGGTTCACGTCCTTTCTTCAAAAATTTTATCACAACGTGGGTCTGTTTGCAAGCTTAATCCAACTTTCCCAACCGGTCCAGCACGGTCATGGTCCGGCAGAAGTCCTCGGACACGTTCAGCGCCCCGTCCCCGGTGCCCTTGAGCGCACCCTTCTTCACAAGCTTGTCCACCGTGGGCCGGTAGTGGCTGGGCACATCCTCCAGCTTCTCGTAAATAACAACCATCTCGTCGTCCTCCTTTTTGTCGTCGGGCACAAGGGACCAGTCCGGCCGCCCATAGCCCTTGATTTTTGCGTACCGCAGGGAGTATTTACACGAGCGCACCGCGCTGGGGCTGCCCGCGTTGCCCTCAATGGTGTGCACGTACCCGTCCTTCACCGCCGCCACCAGCCCCGTATGGCTGGTCACCGTGGCCGTGCCGAAAAAGATTTGGTCCCCCGGTTGGGGCGTCTGGAAAAACTGCTTCCTTGCCTTGTAGTAGTCCATGGAGTACTTCGTGCCCGCGCCCAGGGATTTGTTGGGCTGGCACAGCAGCTTTTGGCCCAGCTCCCGCCCAAAGGTGCGCACGAAGCACCAGTCCACGAACACGTCGCACCAGTCGTAGCCGTTTTTCCGTCCATTGTAGAAGTCCCCCAGGGCGTCCAGATCACGGGCGAACCTGTTCCACAGCCCGCCAGCGTTGGCCCCTGGGTCGTCCAGGGCGGCGTTGGTCTTCTTGCCCAAGTAGCCCACCTGATCCTCCGCAGTGGCGATGACCCGTTCCGGAGCCGTCATAGGCTCAGCTCCATAGCGTCCTGCACCTTCTGGCTCTGGGTGCCGAAGTAGAACGCGATCACCACGGCGTACACCGTCATGAAGTCCTGGCTGATGGCCTGACGCACCGTCATCACGGCGAACACCACCGTGAGTGCCAGGGTGACCAGGGACTTCACGCTGAGCAGGTTGCCCAAGCGCTTGTAAATAGTTTCCATTATGTACCCTCGCTTTCCTTTGTGTGTCCGAATAGGACACCGTCGTTGTGCTCAAAAACGTTCTCCACCACCTTCAGGACGTTCACGCCCAGGATGGTGGTAATGGCCTGCTGGCTCAGTTCCACCACAGGAAAGGGCTGTCCAAGCTTTACCGTAGCGTACATGGCGATAAGATAGGACGTGCTCACCCACACCAAGGCGGCCAGCTGCGTGGTGACGAACAGCCACCGGGTGACGCGCTTCACTTGCCCACCCCCGGCATCCCCGCCGCCAGCCACACCAGGAACGCGCCCACCAGGGCGCTCAGGGCATACCCAACCAGGCTTTCCCATCGCTTGGCAGGCTTTTCGGCCAATTCTTTGGCTGTGGCGTTCAGCTCGTCCAGCTTCTCATCGATGCTGTCCAGCTTCGTGTTGACGGAAGCCCCATTTTGCTCCAGCGCTCCAATACGCTCAAACATCTGCCGGTGGGTGTCGGACGAATTTTCCCGGTAGCGGTTGAACTCCTTTTCCAAGGCGTCCACCCTCGTGGACACCGGGCAGTCTTTGGGGTTGCAGTTTTCAGGCATACCAAAATCCCTCCTTTAACAGCCGCAGCCCGTGATAAGCGGTGGCGAGTATGTCACGCCCATCATTCGGCACGTGCGGATTGTCTCCGGCTCTTTTGTTGGCGAAAACGGAACGGCGGACGAAAACTCATAGTACGCCAGACACCGGCTACCATAGCAGTCTGCGAACTCCCCGTTTTCCTCTTTACGGAATGGGCATTTCATGGTGCGTTCTTTTTCAGGCATTGATATCATTCCTTTACAAAAATTCTATTTCACTGATAGTGGATTGGTCTTGTCCGTTGTATGCCGCCCCACAAAGCAGTTTGCAATAGCGGCACGAGACCGAAGATGCAAATATGATTTCCCGCCAGCGTTTACTTTCTGGGCTGTAACCCTCTCCAGAATTGTCAATAACCGTAGCCCATTCATTTCCATCTTCGGAAACTTGAACTGTCACCATCTTAGGGAAATACGCCGCAGCGGTTTCCGCAGGAAACATTCGTATTCCAGTTATGGCAACTGCATCGCCGAAGTACAACTGAACGAAACGTCCAGATCGCGCAGCAGAATACCAGTATTGCCCTCTTGTTCCAGATATTGAACCGTCAAATGCCTTGTATGCATAATACACGTTCCCAGTAGAATCAGTGTATTCCGCATCTGCGCTCGCAACATATGGCGCTGGCTTAGCGTTATCTGTCATATGCGGGCTCCACCATACCAGTATTGGTTGAGAGGCCGACACCATTTTTAGCCCCCACTGGAAATTGACCGTTATGGCCGATGTTCCTTTCTCAAGTGGTCCTGTTGGGTCAAAAGTCAGGTTTGCGTGGTCAATATGCAGAACATTTCCGTCTGAAAAGTTTGCATAAACTGACATATCGGAAGGATCAAATTCTTCCCCAGCGGTGTATATCGTTTTTAGTGGCGGTTCTGCAATTTCAATGGACTCTAAGTGCGGCCCTTCAATGCCGGCAGGAATGGCCAGTATCCGTGCGGGAAAGTCTTCCGCTGCAATCCCATCCGTTTTCCCGTCTTTCTCGTGGATGGCGGCGGCGATGGCGTTAAACAGCGCTTCAAGTGCCATAATACACCTTCTTTATCGCGCCTGTGATAGAGGCGTTAATTGCATCGTTGACCTGGTCCATCGTTGCGCAAGTCGGGTCTTCCCATCTCGCATCATAATCGGCATCAGATGCTTTCATGAGCATCTGCCCGACGGTTCCGCCTGGGGGAACGCCCATTCCGTCTTTTCCGGGCGGCCCCTGGTCTCCCGGATCGCCTTTTTCACCCTTGACTGCGCCCATCCCTTCAGCCGTTTCCTTTGTGTAATCCTTGCTCAGCGCAAGGGAAATTGGGTCAAATGCCATGACCAGCCCCCCTTATTGCTTCCACCATTTCTTTTCGTCCGAATCGAACATATACAGAGTGGCGTCAAGACCGAGCTCCGCCGCGTCCATGACGTAAAACGTACTTCCATTGGGCACTCCTTCTGTTGGCTTCTCATCGGTGGACTTTCCCCGAATGTCCCAGATAGCGGAACCTGAGTTTGTGGTTACGCTAATCATACGTACGCTTCCCCCGTGATTTCCCTGTATTCGGTCCTGGTGATAACGCCCTTCTTTACAGCAACCTTCACCTGGGCCTTGCTCCACAGCTTGCGCTCGTAGTTTCTCTTGATGGTTTCGAAGTTCATACAGTTTCCTCCTTATACGGTTTCGGTATCGTCGGGCAGGCTGCTCATGGCCAGGAATTCCAGCGCAGCGGCAGTGCGTTCCTCCACGCTGGGGCCGGGGTCCGGGGGATTGTTCTCAAAATCCTCAATGGCGGCCAGAACCTCGTCGTCCGTCATTGCGTCGGTGATATTCGCGCCCCGGCGGATGAAAGATTCCTTATACGCCTCAAACTCCATGGCGCACCCGCCGTTAATGGGCGGCGTGGTGATAATCATCTTTACGCCTTGAATTTTGGCCCACGGATACATATTGGCCCATTCTGTGGCAGTGAACTGCTTCCCGCTGGGGGTGATGATGTCGTCGGTTTTGTTCCAGATTTGGTAGTGTGACATGATATGTGCTCCTTTCATATTGTGCGGAATTTAAACGGCGGGACCTGCGGTAAGTTTGCCTGTGCCGGCGTTGCCGTAGAACTTCGCGCCCACCAGGTCGTAAAGGCCAACCGCGCCGGATGGGTTGATGCAGGGAACAAGGTCGGCCACAGGGGTGCCGTTCTTATCAGCCTTTACGGAGTACAGCTTGGCATCAAGGCCGCTGGTGGCGCTTGTAAGGGATGAATTAAGCAATTTAATTCCAGGGACAGCGGAAACCATTGTTCCATTTGTATAAGTATATTTGTCGCTTCCAACAAAAAATTGCTTTGTTGATCTGTTAATAGAAATTTTGGTCTTCCTTGGAGTAGAATCTGAACTTACCGTGTAGTTTGGGGCCGAGCTGTAGTTTCCAAGAAGCCCCACAAATCCACCGCTCGTTTTTACATAAAGGTGGCAAAAATACTTGCTTGTGCTCGTTTTTTGATAATAAGCGTAAAAAACATATCGACTGTATGTAGAAGTCGTCTCCAGTATCTCCACGTCCATATCCATAATGTAAAAGGAATATGGGCTAATATTTGTGTTGATGCAAGCCCCTCCGCTTGACTGGATATACTCCACCTCCGTATACCCCTCCGGCAGCCGGGACGGTTTTTTCTCCGCCCCAAACACCAGCTTGTCCCCCAGGTACGCCTTTTGAATCTTCTGTTCCCCCAAATACAGGCCCTTGATTTCCTGTTCTCCCAGTTTAAGCATGGCGTCACCCCGCGATGAGATATATCGTGGTGGCGTCCTTCGTGGCCAGCGCGTCGTACTCCGCCTGGGTCAGCGCCTGGATGGCGGAGACTGACCCGGCGGGCACCGCGCCCACCTCTGCCGCCGTCGGCGTCCAGGTGTCGGGCCGCGCCCCCACCATCTCCGCCGTATAGTCCCCGCTCTGCGGGACCACCGCCCCCGCGCGTCCATTAAAACTTTCCACGCTGCCGGGCGGGTCCTCCCATGAGGCTCCGCTTTCCGTCTTAGTAAGTACTTGTCCCGCTGCCCCGCCGGACGGAACGCCCTCGCCCCGTTCTCCTGGCGGTCCCTGCGGCCCAGCCTCCCCACGCGTCCCCTGTTCTCCCTGGGGTCCGGGCGGCCCAATCTTGCCTTGTTCGCCCTGCGGACCGATGGGGCCTCGCTCCCCTTGTGGGCCGGGAGGTCCGCGCCGTCCGCCGAACCCGGCGACCTTTATGCCATCTACACAAATTGCCATTATCTCATCTCCTATACATAGCGGTAAGCGGCTACCGTGTCGAAAGCAACACCATTGATGCCACCCCCGAGCAGGGCGTAATTTCCTATAGGGGCCGCAGCAGAACTTGAGTAATTTTGCATATTATCCAGCGATGTCCTGACGAGATAAGCATCGTATATGTCCCCGGTTGTCCCTTCATATGACCCAGAGAGTATCGCAAATCCGTTCAGCGTTGTACTGGCCATAAACTTGCGTGGGCTGTTCAAAGGCTCCGGGAGCGTTCGGGTCAAAAACATATCATATGCCTCCACGGTATCACAAGTCTTAGATCCGTTTGCCCCGCCAGCAAATAATACATAATTCCCTGCCCGCACAGCTGAAAGGTCTTTCCGTTCTTCCACCAAGCTAACCGGCAGAGTCCGCGTCAACGCGGAGTTATATGCGGTGACGTTGACCGCTGATCCCCCGCCGAATACAACATAGGAATCGTTAGACGCAGCCGCAAGATAGGAAGACGGGGAAATAAGTCCAGATGATGGAGAAGACCTGGACAAATCATCATTATAAGCGTCCACAATATTGAGCGTACTTGTATTGCCACTTCCACCGCCGAACAGGGCGTGGTTTCCTACTGTGGCCGCCGCAAGGCTGCCCCTTGCCTCGCTTAAATCTGCCGGCATAGATCGAACCAAATTTTCATCATACGCACTGACGAATCCAAGAAACTTTGGTGTTCCACCAAGCGCACTGAACTCTCCTCCCAACCCTCCGCCGAACAAAATATAACCTCCAATTACGGTTGCGGCGAGATTGGACGCCCGAGTTGTTAAGTCGCCCGCTGTACTATGGGTCAAATTCATATTATATACATCTACGTTTGGCTTGTAATTTCCTGGCCCGTATCCGCTTCCGCTATCGTATCCCCCGCCAAACAGCGTATACATTCCATTTGACGCGGCTGCAAGGCTGGACCGCGCCACACTCAGCGGCGTAATATTCGCCACAAACTCAATATGCACCTCCGCCGTCAGCGACGCATTGTACTGCGATGTCACCTCAATGGTAACTGTGTTATACTGCGCCGCGCCCCGCACCGCGCTCACCGTCCACGTGCCCTCTTTAGGCAGGTCGAGAACCACCGTCCCAGTCTGGGACAAAGCGGAAACCTCTATTCCGTCCGTGTGTTTCGCTGTAACCACCGCGCCTGCGTCCGCCGTCACCGTCAAAACGGCCTGGAACGTGGATTCCAGCGCTCCCTCCACTCCAAACAGGGTAACGCCCTTTTTGATGTTGCCGGAAGACAGGTTTCCGTCTCCCTTAATCACCTGGTCGCCGCCCAAATACTGGCCGCCGGAAATTATTTTATCCGCCGTCCCCGGCATAATGCTTTGGCCCAGGAGGGTGGGAATTGCCCCCTCCACCTTTCCCGCGGCGGTATAGGCCGTCTTGGGCGAGAGGATGTCAAAGGAGGTGGCCGTGGCGTCGGAGGTGTCGCTCCCGCCGCTGATCTGGCCGATGTTGTCCGCCATCTGGGCGAAGGTCGCGTCCTGGGCCGTGGGAACTCCCTTGTCAGTGATGGCGGACGCGACCAGGGCTTTCCCATCACTGACAGAGGCTTTTAAACCGTCGATTGCGTCCTTTACCGACTCCTCCCCGCTGTAGACGATATCGTCCGCGTTGAGCGGCGCTTCCTCCTCCTCATCAAATCGGACCGTGTGCGGACCGTCCCCCAGAATCAGCGGGAACTCCAGCGACGCCCCGCCCTCCGCCGTGACCACGTTCTCGGGCAGCGGCCCGCCTCCCCCGCCGCCGGACAGGGGTCCGTTGTTCACCCAGTCCCCTTTCACCCCGTCGTACACGTAGATGTCATAAGGGGCCGCAGTCCCCACGCCGTATGCGTCCCCGGCGCTTGGTAAGGGCACAGCGGCGCGCAGCGCCCATTCTGTGTCATAGTAGCCCAGGATGGTAAGGCCCTTTCCCGGGGGCCCCTGGGGCCCTCTGGGGCCGGTCTCACCATCGAGGCCAGGTACGCCCTGCTCCCCGCGTGGCAGCCCAAAGGCCAGGTTGACTTTTCCGTTTTTGGTGCTTTTGGTGACCGTGGCGCTCTGCCCGCTGGGCAGCGTGGCCGCCTCCACCGTCATATCGGTGACGGCGCTCACCGCGTCCGCAGCCCGATTAGCCGCCGCTTCCGCCTGGTCCACATAGCCTTGCACCTGCCCAATGACCGCCTGCCGCCCAAACTCCTTGAGCTGTGCGCCGGTAACCTTTACCGCCTGCCCCTGCTGTTCCGCTACAAGAAACGAATCATCGTCCAGTGTCTGTGCCTGTGGCAGAGAACCAATATTGCTGTCAGCCATTTACTTTCCTCCTTCCAGGGCCGCGACGCGGGAGTCCAGCTGCGTTACCGCGTTGGTTACGGCCTCCAGCACCGTTGTCAGGCGCTGAACCTCGCCCTTCATGCTGTTGAGTTCAATCTGCATTTCGCCCAGCGCCTTTTGAAAATAGGCCCGCAGACTGTCCGTATCGCTGCTCAAATTCTTTTTGGACGTGCTGGTGTATCGGTACTCGTGGGTGATTTCCTTTTCTCCCGGCGCTGATATGTCGGCCATATGTCCAGGGCCAAATTCCACCTTACGGTAGGCCAGCATGGAATACACTCCGCACACCGTCACAGCGTCTCCCATCTCGGCGTCCGGCGGAAGATACGCTCCTCCGGCCTGAAAGCCCCGGTATTTCTTTTGATGGATAGCAAACAGGACGTTGTTCGCCATCTCCTGCGTCCCAAAGGTGCATTGCATCGTCAGAACATACCCGCTGGCGTCCCCGGCGGTATACTCCGTGTTTTGGTCCACCAGGAGCTGCACTCCCGTGATAGGCCCCACGTCGCTGTACCGCTCAAAGTCGGCCACGGCCCGGCCCAGAAAATGTTTTCCGTTCATATCAGTATCCGCGTCCCTCCAAAGGTGATGGCGCTGCCCCCCTCGGTCACCAGGTAATGGGTCTCCGGGGGCAGGGCGGAGAACAGCGGAATCAGCAGCAGCTTATCCTCCGCCGTCATAATCCAGTTCCCGCCGTGGGCGGCGGCCACGTCCCGCAGCAGGTCCCGCCGGGAGTAGTCCCCCTCCGGGTAGGCGGGTATCGTGTAGGGCCGGAACACATTGCGCGGGTCCAGCTCCACGCCCATGCTGGCCGCGCAGTCCCGGACGGCCTCCTCCATGGTGCACGGGAAGACAAACCCTGTTCGCGGCGTCCAAATGGTCTCCGACTTCATCATGGAGTCGTATGCAATCACGTGCATCAAATCCCCGCTTGTCTCCCGCGTGTCGATGTAGAACACGCCCAGCGGCGTCCAGTCCTCCGTCTCCCATTTCCGGCAGAAAGGCGCGATCTTCGCCATGCGCGGGATGATTCCCTTGGGCCAGAACCTTATTTCCAGCTCCGCCACGCAGGCATTTCCAACTGACAGTTCCTTAAATAACGGCTGAGTTATGGTCACGGACTGAATGTCCTTCATCTGATAGGCCGCGCCGCCGATGTCAACCTTGTACTGCATGGCCCACCTACTTCTCAATCAGCGGGAAGGTCACGCCGCTCCACCACTCCGTGCCGTCCGGGTGCTTAATCTGAAACGCCGCGGGGTTGTTGTTGGAGTACATCGTCCGGGTGACCTCCTGCCCCTGCTGGGGGTCATAGTAAGTCACCTGCACCCACTCCGGCATGATGAGGGACAAAACCGTGCTCAGCTCTTTTTCCTTCAGAATGCGGCAGGTAATATCCAACCTCCGCTTGGTCGCCACCCGGTTCCGGCGCAGATCCCCGGTGAGGTCCCGCCCCGCGCCGGGTCCGTCCACGTCGGAGCGCTGCCACTTGAAGCCGCCGTAGGCGATATACGGCAGAATGTCCACGCCGTCTATCCTGCACACCATTGCCACGTTCATCACCACCAAAACATAAAATCCCCGCCATCTGAATGCAGATAGCGGGGAGTTCGATGGATTCAATTATTGCAGCAGCGAGAAGAACCCGAGAACGAGAACACACGCCGCAATCAAGGAGACCACCAGCATAATGAGGTTGTACTTCTGCTGTGCGCTCATGGGGTTTGGGTTCGCGTGGCGAATACGAATGCCTTTTTCATTCACGGTCAGCTCATAAAGCTTTATCTTTTCCTCCTTCATGCTGTCGCGCCCCCTTTCAGGAGTCCTCTCAGCTTTTCTACAGCCCGGTCGTTGTACCGCCACACGGGAATCTGCTTTGCGCTGTGCTTGGACTTGTCCCATACTTCGATGCCATACTCCGCGCTTTTTAGCCCATGCTGGTTCGCCATCCGGCCTACCATGTTTGCGCTCACGCCGCCCAGAATCTCGCCAACCTCAGCCGCACTGTAGGTCTTCTCGGCCACCGGCGGAAGCGGAAGCACCGCCTCCCCGCCCGTCAGCTCCGCGCTGGCGTAGTGGGCGCATATCTGCTGGAACGTGGGGATGGGGTTCGTCTGGGCCAGCTTCAGCCAGACGGACGCTTTCCGCGCCCTGCTGTTGTTCAGCTTGGCTTCGGCCAGGGCGGCCTTGTCCGGCGGGAGCTGCTTGCGCTGGATATGTTCCCGCATCTTCTCAAAGGCGGTCACGTAGGCCGCGGTGAACAGCACGCCCTTCTCCCCGGTCATCTTGTTCGCCACCATGTCGCACCCCTTCTTGGTCAGGAGGTAGCACGGAAGGGCGCGGCCCGTGGTGTCGTAGTAGGTGTGCGGGATGAAAAAGTCACTCGGCTGAAATTTCAGCTCAGTGGAATCATCCATAGTCTGGATATACCCGCGAATATCGGCAAGCAGGTTCTTGTGTTGCTTCTCCACCATCCGGGCCACTTCCCGGCTGTCCACCACCTCGTTTTTCTTGTAGGTGAATACTTGCAGGCCGTTCATGCGGGCACCCCCTTTTTAGCCTGACACTCCGCACAGTCAATGTCTGCTTGGAAGTCTTGGCAGATACAGGATAAGAGGTCGCTTGCGTAGGACATAGAATCTACCATCTTGTCGTCATCATCCATTGCGAAGCGGATTGTCTCTAACAGGGAACCAAAGCAAATCAGACACCCCATGATATCGTCCAGCTTAGAGGCGGACATAACAAGGTTTTTGCTCATGCCGTCGCCCTCCCCTCTGCTTTCGCAGCACGGTAGCCTTTGGCGCAGCCATAGTCGAACGCCAGACAGATAATGTCAACAGGCGTTTCCGCTGCGCCCTTCGCCAAGTCCAGCGTTTCTCTGACGCTCATTTGGTAGGGGCTTGCGAGTGAAACATTCATTTTCGTCCGCTCGATGTACTTCTTCATCTTCTCGATCTCGGTCATTTTGTCATTTCCTCCTTGCAATTACGGGGGAGGAGTGATACAATGGTGGTATCAATCCTCCGGGGTTGGTTTAGGGTTTCGGCGTTGCTTTGACGGGCTGCCGGAACCCTTACTTTTTTTCTTCCAGGTACTCCAGGACAATCATTCGGATGAGCCCACTTACAGAAGTTCCCTTTTTCTCTGCAAGCGCTCTAAGTTTCTCCATGATTTCTGGCGAGAAGAATACATTCGTTCTTTCGCTGTTGGCCTTTGGCTTTGGGGACACTGTTTTCACCTCCTCGCCACTTATAATATCACCATTTTATCATCATGTCAAGGTGATTTTATAAAATAATTTGGTGACTAAAGGCTCTCGTGTGTGGACAATCTGCGCTCATTGTGGTATTCTTCCTTTGGGGTGAGGAATATGGCAAACTATACAACCAGCACAAGCGACAAATCTAAGGATGAGGCGCTCAAGCGGTGGAAGTTAGGAGCTTTAGGGCTCTTTGGTTTGGAGTACTTTTATGTTGGAAGGGTAAAGGCAGGAATCGTCCGGGTTTTGATTGGAGTTTTTCTGATATTAGGTATTTTTAGCGGACTTATTGGAGGCAGCATTGACTTTCTGAGCGCAATAATTGGGTTACCGATTTTGTGGGCAATTATTGCCACACCAAATTTTTACAGACTAAAAATGGGGACATTTCGTGATAACGTTGGGAACCCATTAAGAGAATAAAGCAACAAGCCCTCTGCTGATTTTTAAAAGATGGTGATGATATGGGAATATTTTTTGCTTTCTTTGAGCTTTTTAATGCCATGTTTGCCGCATTTAAAATCTTTTTGCTTTTAATACCAGTCTTAATTATTATAATTGTTTTAATTTTAGTTCAGGGGAAGAAAAACAGGGACAAGGCAAAAGAGATTCAAGCGCAACAGAAATCTTACAGATATTGTCGCAACTGCGGGCAAACACTGAGCGCGAATTCAACTATATGCGCCAGTTGTGGTGCACGGGCTGGAACCGGGAAAAGATATTGCCCTCGGTGTGGGAACAAGACAGATGAGCTTGCTGTGATTTGCGTGAATTGTGGGATTCCTCTTGAAAAGACATCTTTGCGTGATGTTTCTCCTAAGTCGAAAGTCGCAGCAGGATTGTTTGGGATTTTGTTTGGAAGTTTAGGAGTACATAATTTTTACCTTGGATATACACTTAAAGCAGTTTCACAAGTTATAATTACTGTATTTTGCTTTATATTCGGCCTGTTTTTCGGAAATTTCATTGTGGCTATATGGGGATTGATTGAAGGAATCATGATACTGGCTGGTGGGATTTCAAAAGATGCAAACGGAAGGGTGCTATCCTAAAATTAGATACGATGAAGGGAGCGATTTCTGTGTTCTGCCAAAAGTGCGGTACAAGCATTCCAGATAACAGCGAAAAGTGCCCCAATTGCGGTGCTCTGCGCGATGGGCTGAAATATTGCAAATATTGTGGAAAAATTATTGATAAAGAATGTGTTGTCTGCCCGAAATGCGGAAAGCAGGTAGAAGAAATAAGGGGCGGACAACCAAATATCGTCATCAACAATTCAAATAGCAACCAAAACGTCAATCAAAACGCGATGATTGCTGGCGGTCGTCTCAGAAACAAGTGGGTTGCGCTTATCTTGTGTATCTTGCTGGGAGTCTTTGGGGCACACAAATTCTATGAGGGAAAGATCGGAATGGGGATATTGTATTTGTTCACCTTTGGCCTATTGGGCATTGGGTGGCTTGTTGATATTTTTGTCCTTGCTTTTAAGCCAAATCCCTATATCGTATACGCCTAAAAAACAGCCCTCCGCTGAAAATCAGCGGAGGGCTGCTTTTTTGTTAAAATCCAAAGTTATGGGCCTGATTTACAACAATTTCATAGTCATCATATTCAACAACGTGATAGTCATTCCCAACAGGGCGATAGAACTCAATCGTTACATACACCTCTAATCCTTAAAGAGTGCCCCCTCCACGTTTTCGCGGAGGGGGTATTGTTTTTCTTAAATTTCCGCTATGCCGTTTTCTCTGGCAGGAATGCGGCTGGGTTGTCAAGAATCGCTTTCACGCCTTGGTAGTCCTGGCCCAGCTGAACCAGTCCCTGGATGATGCTCTCATACCGGGTAACTTCCCGCATCTGCTGGGGCGTCAGCAACTCCCGAACATTGAAGTCTTTCGGTTTGTCGTACATTTCCCGCAGCTGCTTCGCGTTGTAACCCGTCACGTGCTTATATACCAGGTCGGTGTACTGCTTATAGGCCCACTTTTTATTGGGGCTCTCCGGGAGGGCCTCTTTGAGAATGTCAGTGAACAGACGGCGTTCAGCCTTAGACCTGGCCCGGATAATTTTCATCTCTCGGTAACGCTTTTCTGCCTCAATGAAGTACCGGCGGATCATCTTCCCCATATCACTTCGTTCAAGCATCGCCATTTCTTTAGCGGTGTCCATTGTTACGATGTAATCTACCAGGGTTTGACGACCGTCTTTTTTGACGACCGTCACATAATCTCTGTTTTCGGCCGCGTCAACATCTTCCAATCTGCGTCTTGCCCAATGTGAATACTCAGTTTTAACTTTGAGTGCCGCCCATAATTCACGGCTATTCACTACTTGCTCATGGAAGTTGCTCCCATCAATGCAGTTCTTTTCGTAGATAGGAACAATGCTTTTTTCGAGAACTTTCATTTCTTCAAATTTCATAAAGACATCCTTTCTAATACATTAAGGTTTGAAATCATCAAAATCTCCGCTATCTGTATTCAGTTGACAAGGTGCGCTGGCTTTCGCCGGTCCAAACCCGCGAACCCGCTTGGTTCACAGGCTTGGACTGGCGGCGGCTAACTGCCGCCCCAGTGTTGAAGCTTTGCCGCTCAGGTATTTTGCAGCGACTTTCCGTACATCATGTTTCGCCGGTTCTGCATGGCCGTGGTCTGCGCGGCGGCCTTGGCCCAGTCGATACTGATGGGCCGGTCGCCGTTCTCGTTGATGGCGTTCACAATCATTTGGCCCACTTGCTGCCCCATCGCAAGCATAGCGTTTATGATGTCAGAATTGTTCGCATCTTGGTCTCCCTGGCCGGACACATTGATTGAATCTGCATTTGCCCCACCATAGACGGGCTGAATAGAAGCAAAGAAATCTTCGTGAGCAGAGAGCTTGGGTTCCACTGGCTCGATGTTCCCCAGGGCGCGGGACATGGAATCGGCCAGGTCGTTGGCGGCGTTCACCGCCAAGTAGCTGTTGTCCCGAATCCCGCTTGCCATCAGCTTGAGCATATCGGGCATATAGGTGTGGAAGTCGCTCAGCGGGCCCACGTCCGGCTCGGAGAAGTGAACGCGGTCACGAATGCTCTGCGCAAGGGCGGTTGCCGCTCCGGCCACCGCGCCTTTTGCGACTCCCTGCATACCAGCGGCAAGACTCTTGCAGATGTCCTCGCCCCAGCCTGTAGCTTCCTTTATAACGTCTTCCATGGGGCGTCGTATGCTGTCCGCGACGCCTTCAAAATCAATGCCCGCCTGCGTCTGAATTTCCTCTGACTTTCCATGAACTTCGTCTTTCAGCTCCCCCATCAACCGCCCGGTCTCCGTGTTGGTTTCGCTGAATGCACTTGTAATGGTTTTCTTGACCTCTCCAAACTGCGTCCCGGCGTCAGTATTGATTCCGCCCCAAGTTGTTCCCAAGTCAGTCCTGATGCCGTTCCATTTGGTATTGGTTTCAACGCTGGTTCCGTCCCATGCGCCGATAACAGCTCCTTTTACTGACGCAAACTGTATCACGGCGCTGGTATTGATGCCCGTCCAAGCAGCCTCCAGATTGTTTTTGATGAAGTTCCACTTTCCGTCCGTTTCTGTATTAGTTTCTTCCCACGCTTTTCCTATTTCGTTTTTCGTGTTTCCAAATTTTTCTGTTGCATTTCCCGTTATTCCATCCCAGATTGCGCCAAGCCCCTCTGTGATAGTTCCCCACGGGTCCAGGATGAAGCCTCTCAGCCCTTCGACTGCGCCGCTAAAGAAATCAATGATTCCCTGCCATCCCTCTTTGATGCCCTCGAGAATGCCGGCGGAGATATTTATCCCGACATCATTTTTCATGACCTCCGACGGCGAGTGGATTCCGAACAGCCCCTTAATCGCAGACATGAACAGATCGAAGATATTCCGCTTAATCCATCCTCCGATGCCGCCGCCTGCCTCAAATTCGGCCCAGATGCCGTCCCAAAGGCCCTTGACGATGTTCGCGCCCACTTCCATAATCCCGGAAACGTCGATGACTTTCATCTTGGCGCTCATAAATTCGCCCAGGAGCTGCCCCCACTTGGTCAGCAGCGTGTCCCAGTCGATGTTTTCCAGGAACTCGGCGATGTGCTTACCGATGGAATCCCAGTCCACCTTCTGCATGAACTCGATCATGAAGTCCAGGGCGGCTTCGATCCCCTTGCTCAGCACCCGGCCCGTCTCGGCCCAGTCTATCTTGTCAAAGAACTCGTTGACCTTTTGGGCAATCCCCGCGGCGATTTTCTTTATGTTTGGCCCAATCGTGTCAATCAGCCCGCCCAGCGCGCCCACGGCGGCGTTGATGCCCGCCGCAATCACATTGGTCAGCCCCGCGAACACCGCAACCCAGTCAATGCCGATGAGGAAATTCCCGATGTCCCGTCCGATCTGCGGCCAGTCGATGTGGGAAATGATCTCCACCGCGAACTTCAGCGCCGTAACCACCAAATTGCCCAGGGTTTTCCCCAGTCCGGGCCAGTCCACGTCATTCCAAGCCCTGTTGATCGCCTCATAGACCTGCCGCGCCATATCCTCCCAGTTCCAGTCTTGCAGGAAGGAGTCGATGGCCTGCTTCAGCGCGGCCAGCCCGTTTGTGATGATGCTCAGCGCCCCGTAAATGGCCCCGTACCAGTCCACATTGTTCAAAAACTCGGCCAGCTTCGCGCCCAGAACGCCCCAGTTGGTTTCCGCAATGGCGGTGCTGATGGTGTCAAACAGGCCGGTGATGAACTTGGAGACCGCCTCCGCCGCCCGTGTGGCGTCCAGCTCGTCCAAAAATCCGTTGATGGCCCGGGCGATGTCCATCCCAATCTCGTGCCATTTCAGCGTCGTGGCAAAGCCGTAGATGAAGTCGAACAGCGCGTTCCACTCCGCGGCGAAGGTCCTGCCCAGAAGATCCCAGTCCACGGTGTCAAAAATGCCGTTCAGCCCGTCGGCCACCTTGCTACCCAGGTTCTCAAAATCGAACTTGTCCAAAAAGCCGTAGGCCACGTTCAGTCCGTTGTTGATGAGCGTGCCCAGCTTTTCTCCCCAGGCGTAGGAATCCCAGGCGTCCACCACTTTGTTGAGCTTTTCCGCCACCAGCTCGCCCACGGACCGCCATTCGCCATTCTCAATGGCCTCCCGAATCTGGCGTACCCAGTCGAACTGATCCTGGTCAATCTCCACTTCCTCGAACATGGAGCCGAAATCAGAGGCCGCGCCCCCGCCGCCCCCGGCGGGGTTGTCCAGAATGGTCAGCTCGTCGATGCCCAGCAGGAATTTTTGGGTGGCCTTGGCCGCGGCGTTGGCCGCGTCGCCGTACTCCACCGCGTGCTTCTTGGCCTGGGTGTAGACGCTTTTGCCCGTGAGCATGGCAAAGGCCTTGCCAATCACGTTGATGAGGGCCACAAACTTGTCAATGAGAAAGTCGATGGCCGGGGCCACCGCCTGGATGAGCGGCGCGGCCATAGCCCCCAGGCTGTTCTTTAAGTACAGTGCGCTGGTGGCAAGGGAGTTCATGGCCGGGGCGAACTGAGTGCCCACCAGCTTGCTGTACTGGTACAGGTTCTCAATGCCGATTTTGAACCCGTCGGTCACCGCCTTGATGGCCTCCCGGACCGCCCGGTAAAAGGCGATGCGGCCAATGGCGCTTTTCCACTTGGCAAATGCGTCCAGCGCATTTTTGAATGGCCGGGTGAACCTGGAAACCAGCCCCTGCCCGATGGACTTCAGCCCCGCGCCGATTTTGTTCAGCCCGGAGCGCAGCAGGTCTTTCAGCGACGCGGCCAGGTTCCTTGCCGCGCCAGCCACCGCTTCCAGCCCTTTCTTTGCCACAGAAAAGGCGGACTGGCCCAGCTTTTTCATCTCGCCGCCTATCTTTTTCGCCGCCAGCACCACGCCGCCCAGGGCCGCCGCAATCACCGGGTGGGCGGCCACAAACCCCAGCGCCTTGCTGGTCAGCCCCTCAAACGCGCCGCCCAGGGCACTGACGGACGACTGTGCGCCTTTTGGAATCAATGCCGTTACATTTTTTTCCATCCCGCCCAGCTTTGTTTTTACAATGTCGCTCAGGACATTTTTCAGGCCGTCCGCCGCCCCTGTGGCGTCCACGATATGGTCCTTCAGCCGCAGCAGGAGGTTTACTTTCTTTTCCAGCGAGGTCTCCGATTCCACCAGCTCGGTCCCGGAGTCCTGGGCCTGGCCCGCCTCGTCCTGCAACTGCGCAAGCTGTTCTTTCAGCTTTTGTATCTGCGCGGTGTAGGTGGCGACCTGGGACTGGTTTCCCTTCTCAAAGGCCCCGCGCAGCTTCTCCTGCAAGCCGTCCAGCTTTACATTGAGGATGGCCGCTTGGTCGTTCAGTTCCGCCATCCGGCTGACCGCCTCGTCAATGCTCTTGGCGTTGCCCACCAGCTCCCCCAGCGTACTGCCCTTGAGCTTGGCCTTGACGCCTGCCCAGGGGTCCTCGGGCCGCTGCGTCTTCTCGGCGGCCTGGGCCGCGTTCACCGCCACGGCGGAAAGGTGCTCCCGCTGCCGGATCAGCCCGTCTAAAATCCCCTGCTGCTCCCGGAGCTGCTGGTTGAGCTGTTCAATCATCTGTGCGCCCTGTTCTTTGTCGTGGGCGAACCCCAGCATTCTGATCTGCTCGTTCAGCTCGGAGATATTGGCCTGGGCCTTTTCAATCTTCTGATTTACGCTCTCAATTTTCTCCCCGGCCTTGTCCGCGTCCACGCCGGCCGCCGGGGCCGGATTGACGGAGCCTGCCGCCCGGTCCAGCGCCTCTTTTTTCCGCCGGACTTTGGTCTGTGCGCCGGCGTCTTCCGCGGCCTCTCCCACGCCGCGAATCTGCTCCGAGATGTTTCCGAATCCGGCGCTCTCTTTTTTCAGCCGCTTGAGCGCATCGGCAAGGGCGCTGACCTTCTGTTCCGCCTCGCTGGACGACGCCTCGATTTCAATTTCCAGGGTATCGACGGTATTCCCCTCTGCCATGCGCTCACCACCTTGCCGGTTATCTCTCCACTCCAACGGGCCGGAGCTTCCGGCCCATTGGACTGGCGGCGGCGTTCAGCCGCCCCAGTTCTTTCCCGCCCGCATCATCTGGCTCATGTAGAGCCTTGCCTGTAGGCGTTCCTGTTCCTCCCGCGACTCCCGCTCCTGCCTGGTCTCCCGCTTGGGGAAGATGTCATAGGGCTGGGCGGGGTACTGCGCGGGCGGGTCGCTCTTTTTGCGGAATGCGTTTTGCAGGGCGCAGCACAGCGCGTCGTAGCCGTACACGCCCTGAAGCCACGCCTGCGTGTTCGTCCGCTCCTGCCTCAGCCGGTCCGCCTCCCGAAACAGCCCCGTTATCCACACGTCCCCGTACCAGTACTGGTCGAAGGTCATGCCGATGGACAGATAGTAGGGCGCGTCCCGCTGAAACAGCTCTGAGAGTGACCGTGGGCCGCCGGTTACATCTCCACGGTCGCCGTCTCGTTTTTTTCCGCGTCCTCGTCCACCTGAATGTTGTTGGCGGTGGCTGCCTGGGTGTAAAGCTCAATCAGCCGCTTCAAAACGCTCTCGGGCAGCCCGCCCCAGGCGTCCATGAACTTGTCCGTCTTTTCCCGCGCCACGCTGCGGTGCTTCTTGCGGAAGGCGTAGTAGAACAGCTCGGAGATGCGGGTGACGGGGTACACCGGGACCTCCTCCACCTTAAAGCCCTTGCTCTCCGCAAAGGCCACGCTCTCCCGGCTGAAGTCCAGCTCGTACACATCCTCCGGGTCCTTGATGATGCCCTTATGGTCCGTCAGGCGGATGGGATTGACTCGTTCGTCCATTTATGTTCTCCTTTCAGACTTCCACGTCCTGGCCGCCCTTTTTGGCGGCGCTGTAGCTGGCCCCGGAGGCCGCGGTGGGCTTCGGCTCCATCACGGGCGCGCTCTGGGGGGTGATGTAAAGGGTGGTCTCCGCCATGGCGTTGACCGCCGCCTCGTTGAAGCTGAGGTTGGCCGGTTCGCCCACGAAGTACAGCGCCTTTTTCAGTTTGGGATGGACCACGCAGAACCACATCTGCTTGTCCGCCGCCACGGCGGCCTCATAGGCGGCCATCAGGTCGTCCCAGAAGTCGATCAGGTCGTCGGTCAGGTTCGCGCCGTATTCCAGCGCGCCGCCCAGGTCCTTCAGGCCCTTCACGTAGGTCATGTACTCCGTCTCCAGTAAAGTGGTGCTTTCGATGGTGTTGGGCGCGGGGTTGAAGCTGGGCATGGATTTCACTTCCGGGATAATCGTATATCCCGTGGTAGGCCGGGTTCCCGCAGTGGTCTCAACAGCGTACTGCAAAGACATCCCGGCGGTGGATACGCGGGGAGATGCCATAATCAATTCACTCCTTTTAGGTTTGGTAGATCATAAATCCTGTGTCTACGGTGGCTTCATACCGGGCCACCAGCCGGTAAATGGTCGCGTCGGACAGGTTGTCGATGGGCTGCATCATGGTGCGGGTGAAGTTCAGGCCGGCCAGAATCTCATCAATGAAGGACATGATCTCCTGGGCGTCCTGCTTTTTGTAGCCCACGCGGTTGGTGTATACGTTGACCTCGTACATCACGTTGGCGGCGTTCTCAATGCGCCTGGTGCTCATGCGGCGAACAACGTAGTTGTCCTTCTCCTCGATGGTCACGGCGGGGAACCGGGCAGGCACGTCGGCGCTCTCGCCGGACACCCAGATTCTGTACTGCCCCTTGGCATCCTTGCCGTACTTCTCCCGGAGGGGAACGGCCACGGCGGAAAAAATGTCGTTTTCCATGTCAATCACGGCTGCCGCCCCCCTTCCCGGAATACTTCCCTTGCCACTTCCAGCAGCTTTTCCCGCATCTCCTTGTCCGCGTTGTAGAACGGCATATAGGGCTTGTTGCCGTAGGAATGGCCCCAGCCCTGGCCGTCCTTGTCGGTGCGGATGATGAGCCGCGGGTCGTCGGTGGGGAACCACCAGCCCTTGGGGTCGTCCCAGTGGCCGTTGCCGGGGTAGGTGCCCGGCCCAAAGCCCAGGTCATCGTCCCAGGGGTGGCCCCCGCCGTAGCGGATGCCCGCGCCGAACTCAAAGAACAGCAGTGCGCTGGACTCGTCCCGCAGGATGTACCGCCCAGGCCCGTCCTCAATCACATCCAGATTTCCGATGGTCTCCCCGCTGAACACGTGGCCGGACATGATGCCGTAGGCCACAGCGTAGCCCGCGTGGGCCAGCTCCCGGGCAATCCTGTCCGCCATGTCCGGCAGTTTATCCCGGTAGTCCTCCACCTGCCTGATAGCGGCCTGGATGGACTCAGGGTTCAGGCTCAACTTGATTTTTTGCATGGTTACGCTTCGATAATTCTTTCGATTCCATACTCCTTGGCGCACCGGTTTTCAATGCGACAGCCTCGCATTTTTTCCCAACCAGGCGCAAAATAAACAACATCAGCTGTGGACAAAAGCTCCAGAGATTTTCCCAGATACCAGAGGGGCTGCGCCTCGGCCGGTGCGTTCTTGAAAAAGCTGTCGATTACCTCGACTTCCTCTCCCAAAGAATCCCGCGCCGCTTGAATTGCGTTTGCGCGAACCGCCAAAATCTCATCATCTGTTTTCCCGTTCATGGGCTGAGAAATAAAAAGTTTCTTCATATTTGCCTCCATTATTTTTCTTGCTCCCCTTGATTTCCACCGGAAGCCGCCCTCGCTTTCGCCTGTTCAATCTCCTCCTTCTGGGCCTGGTACTGGCTCACTGTTACCTTCTTGATTGCGTACTGGGCAGAGTTCTTCCAGCGGCCCACTTCCTTCACGATGTAGTTCCACGGCCCGTCCGTGTCCGCCCCGTCCACCCACAGCACGGCGTTCTCGTCGATGGGACAGTTGGGGTCGGCGGTGGTCATGGTGCGGTCGTAGTCCTCGGTGGAGCCGAACTGCTCCACCTCGGAGCTGCCCTTGTTGGGGGAGACGCAGAGCATGGCGGATTTCAGGTTGCTGTACTGTGGGATAAATGAGCCGGTCGGATTGCCGTAGGCGTCGATGATTTCCTCCCGTCCCTCATACAGCTTGTAGAACACGGGCTGTTGGTTACGGAGCAGGCTTCTCAATTTCAGTCACCGCCGTTCCAACAAACTCAACTTCTCTTGCAATGATTTCAAGCGTAACCAGCGGAAGTTCTTGCCCAACTTCTCGCTCACATTTGAAACGCCGAACGCCCTCAATTTCTTTCCCATCTGCGATAATTCTTGTGCATCTTGGATTAGCGTCGATTGTCACCTTCTGAATCATCCCACCACCCCCACCATGGGCACTACCTCATTGAGCAGTTCCTGGGAAATCCACTCCGCGCCCCATCCTCTGGAAATTCCGTTTTCGCTGTGACTTATCTGTCCCTCCGCGCCGGTACGGTTGTAGAGGTCGATGGCGCAGCGGTACTGCAAATCCAGATACCGGGGCTCCAACGCGAAGACGGTCTGTGTCTCCGTTCGTCCCGGCGTGACCACGATGGTCTCCCCCGTGTCGGGGTTGGTCCCCGTCACGGGGGGGATCGCCACCTCTATTTCCTCAGTGGGCCAGGGCCGGTAGGGGAAGCGGCGGGCCAGAATGGCCGACTTTGCGCTCTCCAGGCAATCCAGCAGCACCGCGTCATCGGGCTCATTCGTCCGCAGGCGCATCCTTTCCAGGTTCGTCATCTGCTCTCCTCCGTCTGCCCCGGCGGGGCCTCTCCTCAGCGGGCGGTTCCGACTCCTCGGCGGTCTCGTCGGCGGTCTCGTCGGCGGTCTCCTGCTCGTCAGACGTGTTTCCGGCGTCCTCCGGCTCGTCAATGACCTCCCCGTGCCGCCGCATCTCCTCCGCATCGGCGGGGTCGATTTGTAGCTCCTCCTCTGCCTCGTAGAACCGGCCCTTGTAGCTCACTCGGTAATCCGGGATGAACCTCACGCCCTCGCCCCCTTACGCCACTTTCAGCACGGCCACCTCGTCCATGCGCTCGAAGGAGGGCAGCACGATCTCGCTAGCGATGGTGTTCACATTCACGGGATGGGGGTCCACAATGCGGGTGATGGCAACGCCGTCGTTGACAATAGCCACCTCGGCCTGATTGCTGCCCATCAGGTCCGCCTCCTCTGGAGTGGTGCCGCGCCAGGTGTTGCCCAGGCTGCCGTCAGGCAGCAGGGACACATAGCCATAGGGCACGAAGGGATGGGCGGTCTTGCTCTCGTCCCTGTACTGCTTGTCATAGAGGGCGATGTTGATGCCGATGGTGTCCCGGATGATGGCGGCGACCTCCTGACGGGTCAGGTAGCCGATAGACTTGCCGTTGACGGTCAGGTATCGGTCCTTGATGGCCTTGGCCTTCATCAGCAGATTGAAGGTCTTGGAGTTCATCAGGGCGGTGGTCAAGGTGGTGCCGGTGGCGGTATTCACGCTCTCCATGGCTGTCTGAAGGGCCACAAAGGGGTCCGCCGTGTCGGGTGCGGTCCACAGGTCCGTGCCGGTCAGGGCGGTGTAGTTGTTGGTCTTCCAGCTCCCGTCGGGGTCGTAGTTGTAGCTGTAGTCCACGCCGTTGGCCTTGATGGAGATACCAACATCGCCGCCCTCGGGGAACAGCAGGCTCATGCGCATCCGCTCCGCCACCACCTCAGAGCCCGCGATCAGCTCATTGGCGTCGTCAAACACCCGGTCAATGACGGCCTGGGCGTAGGGGTCGTTGGCGTCCCGCACCCGAAGCAGCTCCTGCCGGTCCCGCTCCTTAATCTTGAAGCCCTCGCGGAAGAAGGGCATCTCCGTCTCCAGCTTCTCAAAGCCGATCCGGTCCCGGAAGGTGGCCTTGGCGTCAAAGGCGGAGGGCATCAGGGACACAGGCAGGCCCTTGGAGCCCTTGATAAAGGACAGGTCCAGGCCGGCTTTCTTCTGGGCGGGGAACAGGCTGGGGCCCACATAGTCCATGTAGTTGGAGGCCACTTCCTCCCACTGGGCGGCGATGGCCGCCGGGGTGAAAAATTCTACCAAGTTGATAGGCATTTTTTATCCCTCCTTAAACCGCGTCGTCGGCGTTCACGCCGATGTTCTCGCGGAACGTGATGGCAGGCAAGATTCCCTTCATGGTCTCCGCCGTGGCGGTGGCACCGCTGTGCTCCTTGCACTTGGCCCAGTCCACAATGCCGGACACCACAAGGGCGCAGTTGGGGTTGGCGGTGGGGTCCACGTCGTACAGCAGAATGCCGGCGGCCCCGGTCCCGGCGGGGGCGGCGGCACCGGCCAAAGTGACGGGCATCCCGGCCTTTACGGCATCAGTCCCGCTAATCTTGGCGGGGATGGCCTTGAACCTATCGGATGCAAGAATTTCAACCGTCCCGCCCACGCTGGTGGTTTTCATCTTCATGTGTGGGTTTCAGCTCCTTTTCAAAGTAAAAATTTTTTCAGATTTTCGCTGCCCGCCGACATGGCGGCTGCCCTCTGCTTGGCCCGGTCTCGGGCAAACTTCACGTTGTCCGGCTCACCATCACCTGTTCCACCGGCCCCACCGGGCTTGGGGTCGCCCTTCACCAGCTCGGCCTTGATCTGCTTCTCGTGCTCCTCGTTGGCCTTCTGCTGGTTGACAAACACCTTGTCCATGTCGCCCGCCGCCATGGCCTTAGCGGTCTCCTCGGCCAGCTTCTCGTCGAAACCGGGCATGGCAAGGTACTTGGCCTTGTAGATGGACTCCGTGCGCTCCTTCTGGAGCTTTTCGTTGTCCGCCTGAAGCGCGGCCATCTGCTCCTTCAGTCCGTTCAGCTCCGCCGCCCGCTCAGCGGCAGCGGCCTCCTCCTCGGTCATCTTGCCTTGCAGCTGCTTCTTCAGAGCGGCGGCCTCAGAGGAATACTTGTCCGCCGTGGCCTTGGGCACATACTGGGTCAGATCCACTTTGTCCGGGATGTCCAGCTTGAGCAGGGCCTCTACCTTCTGCTCGGGGGTGAGGGCGTCGAAGCCCTCGATGGTGGAAGTGTCGATGTTCGCCATAACAATTTCTCCTTTGCGTTTTTTGGTGGGCGTTCTCTCGCCCGTGCTGCGCTTGATTATCCTGGCATCTCCGCCAGCTTGCGAAACTTGTACCGCCCCTTCTCTGGGGCCTATTTGAACGGCGTTGCCGCTTAAATACAAAAAGCGTGGTCACTCACCCATTTCTGGATGAATAACCACGCTCGGTCGTTACGCTGAAACGCTTGTCAGCGCCAAATTGTATTTAGTTTATAGAACTCGAACTTCATTCCTTCTGCCTGAGTATGCGTTGAAAACAAGAGTCTTGCCATGTATTTCGTTCAAGTATGCTTCACATGCGTCTTCAAATGTTTTCCCGGTTCCATATGTCCCTTTCAAAAAATATCCTTCTTTTACTTCACAATGTTCATAAGAAACTGCAACTTCACCGTTAGGGATTTTCCAAACTTCTATTCTTTCTCCTAGAGAAAGCAAAATATTTTCTGCTGTCATTTTTTTACTTCCTCCCTCCGCACTCGCACGACTTTCACGCCGTCCTTGATTGGGATAAGTTCCACGCGCTCACCTTTCGCAAGGACAGCTTCTGCGGCTTTGATGGTCTTTTCATCCACCAAACGACACCTCCCCGCCCATAAACTTCACGTCCTCCAACTTCACGCCGGTGAAAGAATAGTTGACTTGCTTCTCTCTATCGAAAATGTGGAGCTGATATCCACCATTGATTGACGGTACATTCAAACCGCCAATACTAGTGGTGTTTAGCTCTAGTTTCACCAATTCCCCGGTGAAGCCGTTGTAGGTTACTTGCATGGTGGCGGCCTCCTTTTTGGTCGATTTCAAAGTTGTGGGTGGTTCATATTGTCTATCCCATTGATAATTGCAGTCACAGCAGAAAAAGTGCAGCATGAGAGGCTTACCAACCAACGCACAAACCGGGTCTTGCGCAACTTTGTTACTCAAACATTTTGGACACGGATATGTTACTGGAATATAGTCCATTTCTATTACTCCTTAACCGCTTCTAGCCAACAACGACAGCCATAATGCGGCTTTACTGGCACTTTGTCGATTGGGTAAACCTCTTTGTCCCGGGGGCCGCAGACCTCACAGACTTTGCCGTCATCTTCTGTGCGCCAGCGGACTTTCTTCACTCCAGCGTCCTGATATGATTTCAGGGTGGCTTCATCGGTAATCCGATCAGTCATATGCCCGGACATCCGCGCCCAGTATTTCAGCGCCCTCCGGAACTCCTTAACTTTCCCCTTTGAAGCTACCACGCTCTCTATTGCATAGTCCCGCTTGCGGTCTACCTCATGAGCGTATATGTACAGCGCAACTGGGTCGTAGCTGTCCATCAGAGCCAGCAGCCAGCTCATGTCAGGCTCTTTCTTCCCGTGAGGCTGTGCGTCCTGATAGGCCATCACAGCAAGGTCAAAAAACGCTTTCTTGTTGTCCGCCGCAAGGTCTTTGTAGAGAGCGGTCAGCACCTTAATGACGTTCAGCTCGTCGATATGAAGGAGATTGCAGTCACGTTTTGCCTTGTCAAACCGGCGGATCGCTTTGCGGTTTAGGATTTTGGAGGCTCGGTCGGAGAGTTCGTATGGGTTCCCACCCAAATTAAATCCCTCCATGCTGAAAGCATGTTGCAATGTATTCGGAAACGTAAGCATTAAGTAAAATTTTCAGTTTTCTTTTATCGCTATCGCTTTCAAGGCTAAACTGCTTGATTGCCATGTCAATTACAGCCTCCATCCCGCCAAAATCGGTAATAGGCATATAATATGGGCAAGTATCTGTACATTCGCACTCGTCCACATTTATTTCCCCGTGTTGCATAGGGCAAAGTGACCCGCTGCATTTTTGTTGTTTCTTTTCCATTACACTAACCCACAACTGCGTTTCTCTGATATTCCAATTCTTCGTCGTTTAGATGCTTGTGTCTGACCATGTATCTTTGAATTTCGTTTTCTTGATAGTTTTTAATGCAATTTAACTCTCGTACATAAATATCATGTGTCGTTCCTGTGGTGTTTCCAATCCATGATTTGACGACAACACCAATTAAAGTTTCTTCAACAACTACAATATCGCCAAAGCAAAACTTCATACCGCTCCCGCCTTTTCCCACGCCTTGTAAATTTTCGGGCCTTGCAAAGCAATCCAATCCACCATTTCCTCGTTTTTGGCCCAGCAATCTGTTGATTGCGAGTTCGATTGCAAGCCGCTTTCGTTGAAGAACGCATGAACGATTTCATGGCGAAGATTACACCGCTTTAATTCATCTTTTTCGCGGTCAGAATCCTCACACCTGTCAAGGTTCGCAATGACGATTTCCCTTGCGGCGGCGCTACAGTAACCGCCGCAATCGCCAACGTTTACACCCATTGCGGCGCACACTTCCTCATCATTTTTGAACATGATGGTATACTCAGTCCCCAAAATGTTGATTGTCATTCCTCTGTCACTTCCCCGCTGCCCTCATTTCCGGGCGCATTTTCCGCCGGCTGCTGCCGTTCCATCTGCCGCTCCAGCTCCGCTTGCTCTGCCTGGTAATTCTCCATAGAAATGCGATACCATTCCTCGGCGTTGGGCATACCGGAGATAATCCACGGGATTTTCGGGTGAATCTTGTCGTTGTTCAGCCCCTCGCAGAGAATCTGCATCCGGCTCTGCATATTTGACAGGTTGTTCCGGGTGTGCTCAATTTTGATGTCGGACACTGCCAAATCAAGGTTGGTCGTCGTCCGGCAGATGTAGAGGGCGATTTTCAGGAATTGGCGCTCTGAACGGTTGAACATCTTCTCGGTGTCCTCGGCCCGGCTTTCCGCCGCCTGCCACCCATCCCGCATGATGGTGGCCCGGCCCGTGTCGCTGGTGGAGCTGCCGCCGTTGCGGTTGGGCATCCCGCAGATGGTGAGCACCGCGTCGTACAGGTCGTCTACGATGGTCTGCGCCCCGCCCTGGTCCAGTTGGCCGTCTACCCGGTAGACCTTGGCGGGCTTGGAGGGGTCGCTGGAAATCATCAGTCCCAGCTTTTCCTTCAGCTCTTTGGCCTGCTCCTCGTCAATTTGGCAGTTCTCAAAAATGAGAATACTCTGGACGAACTGCTGGATATCGTCCACCCGGCTGCTCTCCATGGTGTTGATGGCGTTCAGGAGCGGCAGAACCGGCTCAAAAGCCCCCATCCGAGCGCTGTTGTTTTCATACTCAATGACAGGAATGTAGGGAATTGTCCGGGGCTTATGGTTCTGGATTTTTCCTTCCTTGACCTCGCAGTAAAACTCCGTGGTATACACGCAGCTCATCCACTGCCCGTCCTCATCCTTCTGCCGGATGACGCCCGCCAGGGGCTTGCGCCCAATGCCGCTGTGGTAGATGACAAAGGCTTCTCTTGGGTCCAGGCTGTAGACCGCGAAGGGCGAACCGTTTTCTTCCGGCTGGTCATCCACTGTCACCATCCGCACACCCACGCCGCAGATGTGCATCCAGTCCACGATCTCTTTGTCCAGGGAAACCTTGTCCACGGCGGTCATATGCCCGTTGAGCTGCTTGACGCTCTTGGAGGTAGAGTCGCTCCCGCCGTTGGCAATGTACTGGATGGGCTCATCCAGAAAGTACGCTGATTTGAACGTGACGATCTCATTGGCCCGGTTTACTACGACCTTGTTGTTGATTTCCGGGCGGACCTGCTTCTGCTTGCAGCGGATGTCCTGCTTGCCCCGAAAGAAGTCGTAGAGATATTGAATTTCCACCCGGTTTGTCTGATGGGTGGAGTATGCCTTGCCGACCACCTCCGCCACGTTGTCCGGCGTGATCTCCTTCTTGTCGGCGTAAATGCGCCTCCTACCGTGCAGGCCATCATCGGACCACCGTTCCATTACGCGTTCACGTTCCGACACTCCACCACCTCCAGAAAAACAAAAAGAGGGCCAACTACCGAGAAATACTCGGTAATTGACCCTGTGGCCCTCTCTTCCAACGCCAGTGCGTTGGCGCTCAAGATATTTTCTTCTTCGCGACCATGATGACGGTGACTTCTCCGTTTTCCTGGTGAACGACCGCCTCTGTCCTTCCTTTATGGTTCAAAGCCTTTTCGATAGCCTCAATATGCCGAGGCGTCAGTTTTACCGCCATAGCGCCGCCTCCATACAGCTTCCAGAATTGTATCTTATGTTACAATCTGATTCTACCCCATTTCCGTCTGGAAGTCAAGCCACTTGTTCGATTTTTTATCAGAATGGCCGCTGGAACACGTCAACTTTCGTCCCGCCGTGATAAATCTCATCCGCCAGCATGGCAAGGGAGTCGCAGGCATCGTCATGAGGGTTCTTCCCCGTCTGAACGAACGTAGTCACTTCCCGCATAAAAGCTCGGTACTCCTTGCTCCTGTGTTTATCATCCAGAAAATAAAATTTCTTGATATCGGGTGCAAATTGAATGATTCTTGCCAGCTTTGATTGTGTGTTTGGTGCTTTTCGGGTGGTAATGTTCATCTGATACCCACCTTTTCTCAATTCTTCATCCACATGGTCCGCATACTCAGCGCCGCCGTTGTTCGCCTCAAACCTGGCATGGTGGAGAGCGTGCTGTTTTGCTCGTCCTACTACAACGGGGTAGGTCACTGTCTTGTCCCCCTGGTTGAACACGACGTCGTGGATATAGACTCTATCGCCAAATTTATAAGCAATCGGCATGGAAAGGCTGTCCCCACCTCCCCACGCTACGTCGCATACCGCCAATCTTTCCAACTCTCCATCCGGCAGAACACCGTTATAGGTCAGAAGCTCGTCCTCCGGGAACAAAAGCCCCTCCCGAATATACGGATTTCCCTTGTACTTTGCGTTCCACGTGGCATCGTCAATACTTTCTTTCATGTCCTGATAATAAGCTGTGTCAAATCCAAGATTGTATTTGTAATTAAAATTGCTCTCGTTATCGTCATTCAAAGCTGGTATCACTCGAAAACGGTATCTATCATTATCAGCATACTGCTCTTGAATGCGGCCCAGCGGATCGAAAACATTCCACCGAGTTCCGACCATTAATTCAAGCGCTCCCAACTTCTTGCGGTCTTTCAGTTGATTCAGGTATGCGTCATACTTTGCTTGAAGTCGGAGAGGGTTCAGACTTTCCTCCAAGTCCTCAATCAAGTCGTCACAATAAAGCACGCCGCCAGTCCCGATCTCCACAGCGCCGGTCAGTGTTCCGCCGATAGACCGGCACGTCATGGTTGGGAAACGTTTCTTCTTCACAAGATCTATCGTTTCATTCTTCGCGGAGGTGTCCACGACCTTGACCCCGGGGAACACATCTTCCCATAGATATGTTTCCTTGTCGTTCAGAATGGACAGCAGTTCCCGGTAAAACCCGTCTGTCAGTTTGTCGGAATGGCCTGACATGACGCTTGCGGCATCCGGGTTTCGCCCCATTATCCAGGTCATGAAGAAAATCCCAAGCGTTGATTTTCCGACCCGAGGCGGCAACGATATTCCCAGGAAATCCAACTTCCCATCCGCAAGGTCTTGAAGATCGTCCACCAGTACCTTCAAAACGTGACGCCTTGGCAAATAGAACATCTTCTCCAACGGCCTGTCGCTCTCCACATAGCGGAGATATGCGTCAAAGTCATAGGGCGCATCAAACAGCAGCGCCCGCTTGTTCAGCTCAAACATCCGGGCGCTGCCCTGCTCTGCGGCGTACTTGGCCGACAGCCGCCGTATCTCCTTCCCCCTCCGGTGGGCCTCCTGAAAGTCTTCGGCTTCCAACAGCCGCACCGTCTCGAAATAGTCCCCCAGCGCCGAAGCGTCCGACAAATTCCGCCCCGCAGCTCTCTCTGTCAATGCCCTTATATCCATTACAGCCGTCTCCTCGCCCACTCTGCCATCAAAAGTGCCTCTGCCATCCCATCATGGTCTTTCTTGCACCTGTCTGTCCAGCGCAGGCTCATGTCCGGGAACAGCCGCTTACACACGGCAATGGAGCTATTCTTGTCCCCGGTTACCTGAAACTCCTTCTTCCACTTTCCAGGCGTCACCAGCTCATATGGGATAGAGTAGGCGGTCAGAAGCCCCTGGATAAATCCGAAGTTCTCCCCGAACTTGAACATGGAGGTCACGCCCTGGCCCGGCATGGCTCCCACACGCTCCAGGCAGCATTTTGCATTCCCGCCAACATCGTGGAGAAGGTCACGGTATCGCTCCTCGTCAAACGTCACCACGTCAGCATTCCCATTCTCCCGGATAACTGCCATCGCCCCGTCCTTGCCAGGGTCTACGCCTATGTAGATCATACATCGCTCCTTTTTTGATTTTGAAAAATTTTGGGAAACACGCTATCCTCCACAGGACCGCAACTTCTGAATATCCTTCCATTCGCCACGGGCAAAGAACGCCGGATTAAACTGATACAACCCACGGTCCACCCGAAGGATAGCCCCGTATTTCACCAAATCAGACACAGCGTGGTTTATCTGGCTGATCTTCACTTGCAGCTCTCCCGCCGCCCTCTGCCGCATAGGGTTCCCAAATTCAAAGCACGGGTCCCCGTTTGCGTAGGGCATCCGCCCCAAAAGCCACAGCAGCACAGGCCAGCAGTAAAGCGGTATTTCCCGCAGTCTGACCAGCCCATCCAGATATAGCTTCAAATATGCGGGCTCACTCTGGGGCGCGGAGACATACACGGTGGACATACCCTTCACTTCTCCTGTTGTATCGTCCACCGAAATAACCGTCCGCACAGGCCGCCCCACACTATCACCCCCGCCCAATTCTACCACTTCTTGCAGGATTTTCGCAATACTTGTTGCAGCCAAACCGCGTTTTCGTTGCAGGAATCCTGCAAGATGAAAAATCCTCGAATCCGTTGCGGCAGTAAGGCGGAAGCCCATTTTAGGGGGTCAATTCCCTTCTTTTCTATTATCGGACGTTTTTTCGCTGTTCGGCCCGCCCGCCGCCTCCACCTTCTTCCCCGCCTCATCTATCACGATCGGGTCCTCATACTCCAAGGCATGACGGCGTACTAAAAGGACATCATATCCAACAGCATTTGCCATGCGTATAAGCGATGATACCTTCATTTCGTTCCTGCTGATCGGCGTTGTCAAAGCAGTCGTACAACTATTTCCCGCTTTCTCAGCCATTTTTTTATACGTCAGCCCTGTCCTTTTGGACAGCTCTTTTAACGCTTCCGACAACGTCATGGCATCATCCCCCGTCTTTTATTGTATCACACTTTCGTATATTTTGCAACCTTTTTTGTTTTTCAGTAATTCAAGGGACTCACCAAGAAAATGGCCAGACCTTCATATCCCCCACGGGTGCCCGTTGCCCGAGCAAGCCGGAAAAGCCGCCAAAAAATTGGCTGATTTCAACGGCCCCAAGCCGAACTACTCAACAAAATCAGTATTTTGTTAAGTAATTCGGCCTTGTTTTGCGCCACCATAGCCGCGGATTTGACGAAGTGCACAATAAATATGCGTTTGTATACCATCTTTTGCCCGCCGTTCCGCCTGATTGCAAGCATGGCGCAGAGCAAAAGCAAAAATCCCAAATGCTGGGAATATCCCCCGCTTTTTCCTCGCTGTGAGAATTGTATCATGGTTTACAATTCACCATATTGTAAACCAATCTGACAAAACAGCTTACAAAATCACCCGAAGCAGTTTACAATATGCCCAACACAGTGCAAAAAAGAAGCCGGGGAACTACTCCCCGGCTCTGTGCTGGTCTGTGCGCTGGTTGTCTCGCTCTATGGTTTCCTGTATGGCCCGCTTGATAAAGCCGTTGACGCTCTCGCCCTGGGCCTGTGCGTGGGCCTGGTCAGCTCTCCAGGCTTTCCTTGATGCGCTGGAGCATCTTCCCGATCTTTCTTTGGAAGGCGGCTTTGTTTTCGGTCTCAAAATATTCGTTGAGTTCTTCCAGATCGTCCTTCTGAATACGCAGATTGTCTTTCCACTGGTTATCAGTCATTTGTAACGCCTCCATTTAAATTTCCTCCTGTCTGATTGTCTCGTTGCATGGTTTCGGAGATGGCACGTTTTAGAAATGCGTTGATAGATTCCCTCCGCTTGTCTGCGTGTGCCTTTATGATTGCCTTATCTCCTATGGGAAGCATAAGCGTTACACGGTCATACTTCCCGGCGTTGTACTGGTTATTGTAGGCAATCATCTTTTCTCTGTCCTTATATGCCATGACATCACCTCTATAAAGTATTATAGCCCACAGTAGAACATTTCACAATGTACTAAATAGACAAAATAATCCCATGAACATTGTGCAATATTCCATCTTGAAGAACATTTATAAATGTGCTATCATATAATTACAGCAAGGGACAACACCCGAGCTAAAGTACCTTGAAATCTGAATAGGGTTTACACTCAATGCAAAACATGATATAATTCTCTTATCATCAAGCAGGAAGGAGGGATTACAATGTCAGATAAGGAATTAGTTACTATAACAATTCAGCATTACGGAGATTTACAGCGTATCAAGCAAGCGAACGGCGACCACGAAAACCCGGCACTTGATTATGTGCTGAAATTAACCATTGCACAGCTTTCCTCCCTGGGCGTGAACGTGGAAGATATCACACTGAACTAACCAGCCATCAAACGAAAGAGTGTAGACCCTATTCAGTTTTCAAGGGTCTACACTCTTTATTATTTTTCCCGCTCTATGCGCTCCTCCACCGCTTTCAAGATGTAGCCCTGGAGACTTTCACCGGCGGCGCTGGCAGCTTCCCTGATAGCTTGTCCGCGCTCCTTGATTGGCTGTATCACAATCCGATCACATTTTGCGTTGTATGCGTCGTTGTTGCGTCGCTTTGTCTCTGATATCGGCATAGAATCACCCCGCACATATCATACCACAGGCAGACAGACACGGCAACGTGTCAAAATGAACAAAAACACATTGCCGTGTTTGTACAAATCGTAGAACCACAAGAAAAGCACGTGAACGTGTTGACAGCGACACGTGAACGTGTTAGAATAAGACCATAGAAACAAACCAAACACAACAGGCCGCAGGCCGGAAAGGAACATAAAATGAACACCATGAATTTTGTCATCGAGAAGGTTTCCAATATGATCTTCATTTCCTGCAAAGACCACATTTTCAAATCCTGGGAGGAAAGCGAGTTCACGGAGCGCAAACTGGCCAACGCCAAAAAGAAGATCGCCGCTTGCTACGGCGGCCCGGTGACGTTCTCCAGAACATTTTAACCCGTCTGATGATGGCCCGCTGGTCACGGGCCGAAACCGCCAACCAGGCGGTCACGGGAGACCAAAGCCCGTACACTATCAACTATAACAGGCCGCAGGCCAGGAGGGAAAAATATGTATATCAGTGGAACAGTTGAGGGCTACACCTACAGCGCTAAGGTATTTGACAAGGCCAGCAGCATGGGGATCAACGAAGGTCGTATCTCCAAGCTTACGATCAAGAAGGACAGCAAAATCATCTGCCACTATGACCGGGGCTGGGATGTGAAGCCCTCCACTGCAGAAGACAAAAAGGCTACGAAAAAGGCAATAGCTCAGGCAATCCAGGCCGCAATGGCCTCATAACTCAGTTGGGAGGAAAAGAAAATGACACTTATCGAAAAGAAAGCCCTTGCAAGAGCCACCTACAGCGACGCCAAAGCCCGCTATCTTGAGACCATGAGCAATACTGACTGGATCGCATTCTGCGACGCCAAAAGGGCGTGTATGCTCCTTGGTGTGATTATTTAACCCACCTGACGATGGCTGGATGACCACCAGCCGAAACGCCTCCGGGCGTCGTGGGAAGTCCACCCCGCAAGGGAAGCGAAAACCGGCAGGAACAGCGCATGATAGCGCGGCGGGTAGCCGGAAGCCCACATAAGGCGCAGCCTGGAGAAGTGCCACGGCTCCAGAAGAAAACAGATTAGGCAGGAGGGCCCCGCCAGAGAGGGCAACAAGGAAAAATAAACGCCCCGGCCAGCCTAAGCCGACCAGGGCAGCCCCCACAGAACCACCACGAACCACAGAGGCAAGGCTATTATACAGCTTTCTGCCTCCACACGTCAAGGAGGAAATCACAATGGAAAAGACTACTTCTATCAAGTTTTTCTGGAACGGCATCAAGATCAACGGCGAAAATAAGCTGATCCGCTGCTTCTACAGCGTTGATAACTCAATCTCTGTTTCTGGCCCATGCGTAACTATCTCTGCCCGCGATTATTCCGGCCACCTGCCTGGCGACCTGTTCCCCGTCCGCAATGAAACAGACCTGTACACTGATTATTTTGATACCGACCGCGCCACGCTGGAGTCGTCCCACCCGCTTTATAAGTTTGCCCGCGCCGCTGCTCTAAGAGCGGAAATCCGCGACCTTGAACGTTACCCCGGCTGCTGTGAGATTGACCGCCGCGCCCGCTCCGAGAAGCTGACACGATACCGCGCCGAGCTGGCTGCACTGCCCGAATCCCAGCCCACCGCCGCCGAAGTGGCCGCCGTCCACGCCCTGAACCTTGCCGCCGAGACGGCCCGCCTGGAGGCGGAGAAGGAAGCGCAGCAGAAAGAGCGGGAGGAAGTTCTGGCTATGCGCAACGCTGGCCGTGTGTACATTGATGAGATTGCCGCCGCTCACCCCATCCAGGACGGCGCGCCGGTGGTAACCATCCAGTGGAGCGAACACCCCGCGTTTTACTCCTGGAAAGACGGGGAGCTGAAGCTGTCCGTGGCCGCCGCCGAGATCGTTCTGCGGCACTATGACGAGCAGTTGGCCCAGCAGAACGCCGCAGAGGGACGCGGTGGCTATGACAAGACCGGCTTTGTCATTGATTACACCGCCCAAAACGGTGAGCCGTCTACCTACACGGGCCGCTATGATTTGGGGGACAATGACGGCGGGCTGATTGCTCACATCCGGGCCTTTGCGGAAAGCTACCGTGACAAGAGACTCCCGTATCATAGCGAGGAGGACGCCGCAGAAATTTTCGCCCTTGCTGACCTCCTGGAGAGCTACACAGCCGCCGGGCGGGTGGTGTCCGTATCCGTGGCCCCGTGGCTGGAAAAGGCCGTGGAGGCCCGGAGAGAAGCCGAACGGCAGCGGACGCAGAATACCTTGGATATGGTGGATATGCTCACAGATGAGCAGTTAGCCGCCGCTGTTCTGTGCTCCCCGAAGGAACAGCCCGACGTAGCCCGGTTTTTCCTTCAGGCGCTGTCCCGCAGGGACGAGAAAAAAGCCCTTTCTGTCTTCAAGGTGTGGCGTTCCGGCGCTGGCCTGGAAGCCTTGGGTGAGATTTGACTTTCCGCCCGCCCCGGAGGTCACGAGGGCAAAGGAGGCAACAGCATGAAAACGCCCGACGAAATGTACGACGCCGCTTTTCTTTCGTCTGTAAATCGCTTGAAATCTGCCACAGCCGGATTAGATTTGACACCCGGCGAGCAAAGAACTTTTAAATGGCTGACCGACCTGGAAATCTCCACTATAAACAACATCGCCAGTATTATCGAGAAAGCAAAGGAGGCCGCACAATGAACCGTACATGGACAACGCCCGCAGGGCATCGTTACGCCCTTTACCGCTCACTTTTGGAGCAGCCGCACGTTATGGTTGCCGGCGCCACCGGCAGCGGTAAGAGCGTCGTTATCAACGCCCTGATATACACCGCCCTGTTCTGCGCCCCTACCGACGGCCCCAACGGGGCGCAGTTTGTCCTTATCGACCCGAAAAGGGTCGAGATGGTGGATTACAAAGGCCTCCCGCACACGCTCAGATACGCCTCAGAGCCCGCCGAGATGGTTCAGGCTATCCAGTACGCCATGGACCTTACAGAGGCCAGATACCGCACCATGCAGCGCCAGAGGGTCAAGAAATGGGACGGCGGGCAGGTTTATGTTGTCATCGACGAGTTCGCAGATCTGATGACCACCAACCGAAAGCAGGTCCAGCCCCTGATCCAGCGTCTTGCCCAGGTAGGCCGCGCCGCTGGGGTGCATATCATCCTTGCCACTCAGTGCCCATTGGCGAAGGTCATCCCCACGGAAATCAAGGTCAACTTTGACGCCCGCATAGCTCTCCGCACCCGTTCCGCCCAGGACAGCCGGAACATTTTGGGCGTTACCGGCTGTGAGCTTCTGCCCCGCTATGGTCGGGGCTACTACATGACGCCGGAGGGGACCACGCTCTATAACATCCCCATGATAGAGCAGGAGGAGCTTGACGCCCGGGTAAAGTGGTGGATGGACCAGGCGCGGCCCAAAGGATTCTTTTCCGGCCTGTTCAGGCGTTCTGCTTAATGCGATAAAGCCGCTCTGCATAGCGCAGGGCGGCTTTCTGTTGCGTTCTGAGCGGGCTTTATGTATGAGTGCCTAATTTTATACACCCCGCCCTTCCGAGCCCTCACAGGCCCGTTTCTGCGGCTTCTACGGCTTCAATTTATCCATCCTCCTGCGTCTCCTCCAATTCCTGCACAACCGTTCCTTCAATCCGCTTTCTGAGTTCTTCCGGGTTTTGCAGCTCGCCCAGCGGGTCTTTCTGCGACACCACCACGTCCTGCTGATCCTTGTAGCCGAACATATTTTTCAAAAGGAAGATCCCGGACGGCGGGCTGATCTGGCCGCTTTGGAGCTGTTCGTACAAGTCTTCCTCCAAAATGGCGAACGCCTTTTCTATGATGGGCCGATGGGTGGTCCCCCTCAGCTCGCCGGAATACCAATTATCCAACGTTTGCCGGCTCACCCCGATCCATTTGGCAAGTCCCGGCTTCTGCGGTTTTATGTCGTTTAAATAGCAGCACGAAAAATATTCTGCGACCCGTTGAGATACCGCTATAGGGTCGGCAACGTTAATTGGCTGAAGGTCGATTGTCGCAAGCATATATTTTCGGAATTTAGAGCGCTTACTTTGCTTGTCCTCATCGTTTTCGCCTGCGTCTGCGCCGTTTCCATCTACCGCCGAAATCAGGCCTGGGATATCGCTGGGTTTCGGCTTTTGGCTGTCAATATCGCGCTGTCTGTTTTGGAAATATTCTTCTCGTTTTTTTACCCAGTTTCCCTTCTTGGAGTGGTTGTTCAGCCCCATTGTGGATATTCCATATTTTTCCGCAAGCTCCCGCTGGCCGACGGTGGTCGTTATGTATTCGCGCTCAATTTCCGCCCATGGAATTTTCGTTCCGCCCGCCTCCCTTCTTCAAAAAAGGCTGCACCCGCCGCTTCTTTGATTGCCCCAGCAATCCGGCTGTGGATAGTACACAGGGCTGGACATAATATATCTTTGTGTTGCTTCGTTTATTGCCTGCATCTGTGCCTGTAAGGAAAAGTTGAAATTTGACATATCCAGTTGCATTTTCAGCGCCGCAAGCTGCTCCCTTGTGGCTTGAGCGCTTTGGCACATATCGTACCGCGGCATTGGTGCAATCGTTTGACGGATCGGATAAAAAATATTTTGCGGAACAGGCGCTGATTTTTTGCGGCTGATCCATTCCGCCGTTCCGTCTCCGTTCATCCGCAATCCGTCCAGTCCCCACCAAAGAATAGTACCTTGCTCAACAGGCTTCCGGCTCTCCAAAATATCAAGGCCGGCCTTTTCCATTCTGGCAAAATATTCAGAGACGACAAACGGCTCTGCGTCCTTGCTTTGCGGTTCGCTGTGTTCAAACAAGTTGGAAATCCACTCACATACAGGAGAAAGAATCATCTTAATGGCTGATTCTATTGTACAATCAAGAACAAGGTCATCAAATAGCCACCCTATAAATCCTATCATCAGGATTCCAATGACCACGCCCTCCAAATTCTCTACCTCCTTCGCCTTTCCATACGGCCCAATATATCAACCCCGTAGGGGTTGTATATATGGACCTACGGAAAGTGTCATCGTTTGCTTATAAAATATCCAATAATTACAAGCACTGCACCAATTAAACAACCGCAAAAAAGTGTAAGAGCCCCAACAATAATTGCCTCACCGCTCATAATTGTCTCCCTAATCGTCATCTCCGCCATCCGTCGTACAGGCTCGAATACGGCCCGCCGTTACAGACTTTGCGGGTTGATACGCCCGTGGGCGTGTACTGCCTGGTGGCCCATCCGGGAATCGAACCTGGTCCAGCTGGTTATGAGTCAGCCGCTCGACCTTCGAGCTAATGGGCCGTTTGATGCCGGGAGGCAGGTATGGCCCGCCACGCCCTCGCCGCCGTTCTTATGGCTGCGGTCTTGGTTTCTGCTGCGCACCCGGCATATGCGGCACTATCGCAGGTCCCGCGCCGTTTTCCTCCCGCTTGTCCCGGCGGTACAATCGGCATTTTGGCTTTAGCGGTAAGTTCCTGTCTGGCACAGCCCCCGGTTCATGCGCCGGGTGGTTGCATATCTCCCCGCCGTCGTTTTCAGGCGGCGGTGGATGTACAATTTGAAAGCATTTTTGACCCCATGTATGTGGAAGCGGTTGGATTCGAACCAACGAATGAGGGCGAACCGGCTGCCGAGACAGCCGCCCGGGTGCTCCCCTTGCGCTAAACCTTTTCGCCACGCTTCCATGCGCCCCGCCGCTCCAAATACCCCACGTAGACACGCAGGGCTTTGGAGTTGCGAGGCTTTGCCAGTCTTGCGGGGCAAGTCATGGCGCCGGCCCCGCTCTATCGCTCTACCATGAGTAAGAGCGCACCACCCGAAACTGGTCTGTGGTGATTGCCCCGTATGTTGTCTTTGTCCCGCACGAGGCGGCGGGTGCTCCGTGTACTTTGGAGCGTGTAAGCCGCCGACTTGGAATCGAACCAAGTGCATGGCAATGGCCTTGCTCTCCCTCTGAGCTACAGCGGCATATATGCCATTGAACTACTCGACGCTTAGGCGCACATTCTACCCAGAAACGGCGTATCAAATTTCGTTTCCTTCTTTGTGTTGGCCTACGTCGCCACGCCATTCATCCCGCCTCGTTCTCTGGCAAATATCCAGCGTTCCTGTTGATTTATCATGGGCCGGAACGCCAGAAATCAGCCCACCCGTCCCCGCTACAACAATACGCCTGTTTTTTACGGGTCGTACCTGCAATCGACACTAACGGCAATCACAATTAGCGGGGCGTTTATTCACAGCTGGCAGCGGTGAATTTTTCCTGAAACGCCCAAAGGGTTTCCGGTTTCGCCCTCAGTGCGGGCTATCCCGGCATATATCCCACATCCGGGGCGGCGGTAACGGCCCGCCGCCCCTTCCGTTGATGCGTGTGGGAGGAGGCGGTGGAGGGAGGGGTCCTCCACGCTTCTATGATAGCATATACAACGGCTGATATAAACCCCCGCAATCTTCGAAATTGTTTATTTATCTGCCGGTGGCCCCGGCTTTCTCCTGACATATGGCACCCGATATTTCGTCTCCTTCAAGATTTTTGAAATATACGAGTTGATGTTCTTTGGCGTGGTGCAAAGGACTTCCGCAATCTGTTCCGTCGTAAGGTCTTCCCAGTCTCCTTCCATGACGCTCCAAGCGAGTGTTCCCTTTTGGTACGGATTCTTCGGTTTTTCTGTGGTCATAATCTCCTCCTGGCATATTCAGCCATCAGCAACGCCTCCGCCATCCCGTCATGGTCTCTTTTGCAGCGGTCTGTCCGGCGCAGAGAGACGCCAGGGAACAGCCGCTTGCACACAGCAATGGAGCTGTTCTTGTCGCCAGTGATCTGAAATTCTTTCTTCCACTTCTGCGGCGTAACAAGCTCATAGGGAATGGCATAGGCCGTCAGCAGGCCCTGAATGAACCCAAAATTCTCCCCAAATTTAAACATGGAGGTCACGCCCTGCCCAGGCATGGATCCGACGCGTTCCAAGCAGCATTTCATAGCATCACCCTGCCACCGCGAAAAAACGCCTTTGTAGGTATCCGGTTCAAATGTCCATATTTCTGGAATCGTTTCATTGTTCCAGAGAAGCGCCATCGCCCCGTCCTTTCCAGGGTCTATGCCTATGTAAATCACTTCTCCGCGCCCTCCTCTCCTCCATGATTTTTCTCAAGCCATTCATCCAGCCAGTCGGCGTTTTTCTGGATGCGCTCGGTATCCGGTTGAAAATTAGGCTGGACGTTCTGTTTACCCGACCGCTTCTTTTCTCCCGCTTCCCAGTCCGCAAGACACGTTACGCCTTTAGCCTGCTTGTCCCGCAATATGGCACGAATGTAAGGCCATGTGGCCTTTTTTGCATCCAGAGCGATGTCAAAGGCGCGTTTGCACACCGCCTCCCCCATCGTCTCGGCAAAAGAGGCCAGCTCATCCAGACAGTTTTGCGAGGCGGTCGGATTAATGCGGTCCAGAAAATCAGCACACACGGCGGCCACAACGGCGTTGACGGGCGTTTTCTTTGCCCCTCCCCCGTCAGGGGGAGGGGTTTCTTGATTTCCTTTTCCCTTTCCCTTTCCTTTTGTGGACGGTTGTTGGCGGTCGTCATCGACCGTTGTCGCCTGTTGACGGTTGTTTCTGTTCGTTTCGCACTTCTTGCAATACGCCTCTTTCGCCCGGTCAATATCCACCGCAATAAAGTCAAACGCTACGCTTTCCCGTCCCGTAAGTTCCTGCGTCTCTCCGGTCTCGTTATACTTTGCGAGTGCCCGTACAAGCCGCCCTACCTCTTGATCTGAGAGCTTTGCCAACCTTTTGCAGTAGCTGTTATACCAGGGAAAATACTCTAATTCCGCCACAGAAACACCGCCTCAGAACGGCAGATCGCCGTCGTCGTCCGTCAGCTCGGCGAACTGGTCGCCAGCGGACGGAACGCCGTAATCTGCGGCAGGCGCGGCGGGCGAGCCGCCGGCCCCCTCCCGCTTGGCGTCGCCGAAGTAGATGTTGCTGGCCACCACCTCCGCGGAGGTGCGCCGGTTGCCGTCCTTATCGGTCCAATCCCGCATTTGCAGCCGCCCCTCCACCACGGCCAGACGGCCCTTGCTGAGATACTTGGCGGCAAATTCGCCCGTGGAGCGCCAAGCCGCCACGTCGATCCAGTCTGTCTGGCGCTCGCCGGTGCTCTTGTTCTTGAAATCCCGATCAACCGCCAGCGAAAAGTTGGCCACAGGCGTGCCGCTCTGCGTGTGGCGCAGCTCGGGATCGCGCCCGAGGCGGCCCATAATAACGATATGGTTCAAGCTCATATAACGCGCCCCTCCTACTTAGAACACCACGTGCCATCGATCGTTCTCATGCTCTTGAGCGGGCAAAGCTGTCCGTGGTAACTTGGGGTAATAGACACTTCCTCCTCGTTGATGAAAATTGAAACCGAGGTTGCGCCAGGGAACATCTTGATCGCATCGGCCCGCAATAGTGCAATGTAGTCATTCATCATCTCGCTCATTGTGGTTCCCTCCTATACTCAATGTAAATCACGGTCTTGTTCCCATCCTTCCGCCTCCACTGGCGGATGGTATCCCCAGTGTGGCAAAGTGCCAGGCAAACTTCGTCCCGTTCAGCGGGAGTAGCTATATCAAGGGGTATCCAGTCCATCAGTGGCCTCCTTGTCCATCTTTGCACCGCAGTTGGGGCAGTAAGGGGAAAGCAGATCATCCCCATTGCAAAGTCTTTGCGCTGCATCGTGGCACACAGAGCACTCAAATTTGTCTGCAAACGGGATGAAATCCCCAGCTTCATCCCAACTTATCCACCACCCATGCACCACCGGGGCAACATCGGCGGCGGGAAGCGTTTCTAGTTCATCTTGTAACGATTGAAGTTCGTGTGGCGTGATGAATCTGTCCTCGACAAAGCCAGTGGCCATCAAGTGCGCTATAGCGTCAACCGCTTTATTACGTTCAATGTATTCAGCCATTCCTGTCACTCCAATACAATCGTTGTCGTTGTTTTCTCGGGTTCCTCATACCCGCGCACGTCCTGAACTTCCTCCACCGTCTGGATACCAAGCAAAACCTCGGGACAATGCGCACGGGCAAAAAAGCTGGCGGCACGGTACATCATCATCTGCCGGGGCATGGTTTTCCACTTGCTACCGGACTTGTTAAGCCATCCCTCATCCTGTGCCATCCTCATGGTGATAGTTTCCGAAACACACTGTGCCCCACTTAAAATCCGTGTTGCCCTGGCAAAACACCCCTCTGATATCTGTCCGGGTTCGCCCACAAACACGTATTCCAGCGGCGTGAACTTCCCGCACCCGTTGATGGCCGCGGCGCAAAATGAGCCAGACCACGCGGGCTTGCCCTTCACCACATAGAGATTTTGCATAACCATCATAGGAGAAAGGCCCTGCCGATTCGCCAGGTCAATGGCAATCAGGCAGTTCTCCGGACTGTTGCGGTAGTTGTCCGGGACAAGCCCGGATTTAGACAGCATTCCAGCGGTACGATAGGACAGGTTCATCATGCCCCGGTCATTCCACATGGTGAGGCCACCTGGAACGGGCGCTTGCGGCGCAAGGGAAAGCTGCTCCTGCAGCTCCTCGCTGTTCAATTCTTCAGGCATTCTTCTTCCTCCGTTTCTTTTTTAGCGCGTTGTGCAAGGCGATCAACCCATCTGGCACTGCATCATCAAAATCAAACTCCTGCAGCTTGTAACTGCTGTCTTTTTTCAGATGCAGGATATACAGCTTGTCCATCGGCATTCCATTTGCAGACAGCATCCGGCGGTATAAGTTCAACTGTGCGGAACACAGCGGCACGTGTATGGTGTAACTGGTTTTGATATCCAGCAGAGTCAGCACGCCGTCAAGCTTTCCGTATCGGTCTATTGTGCCTGCATACCTATCCTTTGGGTGGTACGCCGAAAACTCGATTTTTTCCCATTCCGCCGCGTGTTCTTGCCTAAATTTGAGATACGCCTGCACATATGGCAGTATGCTATCATCAACATCAACGGAGCCGTATTTGTCCAACGCATCACAAGCCTTGTGCACCGCGGTGCCCCGTTCGGCTGCCTGGTCGATCCTCCACTGTGTTACGTCTGCGTAAATCTCCCTCGAAATAAACCGGCACAGCTCAGACACACTGGGGAGCTCCTCCCCGTCCAGAGTGTATTTGTGGCCCTGGTCAAAAAACAATAGCGTTGCCATGCGCCCCTCCTAAGTACAAAGCATCACTTCATAACCCATCATTTCCGCAATTTCGAAGATCGTGAAGTTTTCTTTTAAAATGGTTTGGAAGCAGTCAGCGCACCAGGTCTCCCCGCCGCCGTCTCCAAAACAGCGTTCAAAGCGATATATCCCCTGCCCGCACTTCGAGCATATATGGGACGGCTCCGGCTCGTTCTCCGTCCAGTTGACATCCGGCGGCTCCAATGGCTGTTCAGCCAGCTCAAAGCGTTGTCCCGCCATGTTGTAATAATAGCTCATTTTGACTCCTCTCGCTCCGGCACCGCCCCGATGATTTCAAAATTGAGCAGCCCAGCCTTGATGTGCTTGATTGCCTTTGCCATGTAATCACCTCATTTTGTGTCCGATTCGGGCACCGCTTCCTGTGGCCCGCGCCATTTCCAGCGCGGGCATTTGCATTTTCCGCCGCCGCGGGCAAGCACACCGAGTTCCGAGAGATGCTCACAGCCTGTCAGCTTACTGAGCGGTCCGGCCTGCTCCCATCACTTCCCGTGGACGCAGCACCAGCACAGGCCGCGCAAATCCTCTAACGCCGCGTCCAGCGCCTCAGACAGGGCGGTAATGGCGTCTGCGGCTGCTTCGAGCGTCGACGATTGGTCAAACTCCAAAAGACGCTCAGCCAGTCCCCTGAAAGCCATTTTCTGCGGTTCAGGGGTCAGCCCGTCATTGTCCTCGTCACCCCCCTCGACAGATACTAAGAAGTCAGATTTGGGACACAAAGTCGGACGGGCGCCCCACCCCAGGTCATTGAGCTTGACTTTTCTGCTCATGTCGTCTCCTCCTCCGGCCTGCGGCGGTAGGCCTGCCATTCTGTTCCGTAATCCTCAAAAGTTGCAGAATATACGCTGTTTGCAACCGTTTCGTCTTTAGCGTCAATCAACCCCCAAAATGGCGGAAGCAGATTATCCGTTTGAACCACCCACACCGGCTCCCCGTCCATCTCCCACAGCTCCTCCAAGGTCAGCGGGTCGTTGGGCGGCGGGATCAGGGCCTGAACTTCCTCCGGCCCCAGCCCGGTATCCTCGTAGGCGGCAAGGCGGTCCCAAACAGCATCTTCCCATGGGCATCCTTCCGTACAACATCCGCCTAAAATCTGACATTCCGGCCCTGTGAAGTGCGTACAGCATACGCCCGGCAGTCCGCTTACCCTGGCTTCTCTTACTGTCAACCTCTCCATTTTCCGTCCTCCCTCATTCTGATTTGCTCCGGCTCCCGTACCTCCACCCGCAGCACCCGCACCTGGCCGCCCAGCGGCTCCAGCGCCAGGGCCCCGGCCTCTTTGTCGCCCAGATGATTGCCCCAAAAGTCCTCAACGGCCACGCTCAGCACCAGGCGGCTCATGGGGCGGCCTCCTCCAGCTTGAGGCGATTTTCATCGCCAAAAACAACAACCATTTTCCGCTCCACGCTCCGCCTCCCAATAGGGACAGACATCCTTCCGATTCACAAAGTCGTAGTAGCTGTCGCTGTCCCGGTTCCCGCAGAGAAGTCCACCCCCGCACTCCGGCCTGCGCCATTTACACGTGCCGCAGCACTTGCCCTCAATCATCGCAATCCCACCTTTCCGCCGCCGCCAAAACGGCCTGGGCATACGCCCGGCTTCCGGCGTCCCATCCCGCGTTGTACGCCGTCAGGGCCGCCGCCGTGTCGCCGTGCCGCTCCAGCAGTTCGCCCAAGAACCGCATCCCGTGCCGGACGTTGTCCGCCGGGGACAGCCCCTCCGGGAAGTACCTCGGGTTGAGCTGGCACAGCCCATAGCAGCCCTCCGCGCTCACCGCATCCGCCTGAAAGCCGCTCTCCACCTCAATCACGCCCAGCGCCAGGCTCAGCGGCACGCCGTACTCCTCGCAGCTTTCCGCCAGCGCCTCGACCACGGGCTTGTCCAGCGGGACATCCGGCCCCGGC